TATTCAGATAACCTCAGATGAGATTGAGTATGTAACCGTTAAGGGTATGCTTAAACTAACAGAGGTGTTTGAGTGGGCGACATTAATCATAGAATTCTACTTTGGTGCACAGTTGGCTAAGGGTAAATGATGATTAAGATTAACTTCGGAACTGAACAGAAACCTGTATGGCGTTATGTTCAACATAGGATGAAGAAATGAATAGATTATTATTAATGAGTGCTATGGTTGTGTCGTTAGGCACTTATGCTTTCTTTAATATGCCACAACAAATGATGACCGCAGGAAGTCAGATGATGTTTCCTGCCCAAGACATACCAAAGCAACCTTGTGTTTGTGTATGTGAAACTAAATAGGAGACAATATGCCTTTCAAGACAACCCCTGAGATAGACTACTCAGCAGTAGGACTTATTACTGATGTACCTACTCATTCTTTACCAGATGGTGCTTGGAATGATTGTCTCAACTTAAGATGTAAAGACGGATCAGTACAAGGTGTCAATACTTTTGTTGACGACATTGTACTACACAATACAGATGCAGTAATATCTGGTGGTGAGGCTATGGCGGTAACTCAGTTTACTCCAGCAGGTTATAACTACCTTATCTTAGCGTTTATCGTTAAAGGTACTGACAACTTTGGACACGTAGTAACCTACAATACTAATACTAGTACTTGGAATGATATCACTAACAGTACAGCTTCTTTGAAGTTTACTTTCAATGATCTCTATCCACCACAGATATTTGTGTTCAATGAGTTACTGATCGTTAATCCAGCAGTAGATGCTCCACCAATGTTTACAGATGCAGGTATCAGTTCAGGTAGTTTAAACTTAATACCTAGTTGGCCTACAGATAGTGATAGTTCTGCATTAGTAACCAGAAGTCTAAAGCCTTTTGGTAATAGGTTAATGGCTATGAACATCTTTGAAGAACATACTTCTTCTACAGCTGATGATGTGAACTTACCAGTAGACATTCTATGGTCTTCACATATCACAGGTATTGGTTCATTAACTAATGTTGAATGGACAGCTAGTACTACTAATACAGCTGGTGATGCATTCGCAGTAGAGACCCCAGGAAAGATATTAGATGGTGGCCAGTTAGGTGAGTTCTTTATTGCCTACAAATCAGATAGTGTTATTCGAGTAACAGAAACAGGAGATACATTTGTATTATCATTTGAAAGCATTTTTGAAGATGATGGGATCTATTCTAGTCGCTGCTTTGCTAATATTGGTGATGCTCAGCATTTGGTTGTCGGTAATTATGGTGTCTTTATTCACGATGGACAATCTCAAAAGACTGATATTGCGAAAGGAATCTTCCAAGACACGATCTTTGACTTAGTTAAACCAGCTGAAAAGGATAGAGCTTTCTGCTTCCAACAAACAAGAGATAAAGAAGTATGGTTCTGCTTCTCATCAACAACTAACACAGCATTAGGCTGTGACTTAGCATTTGTGTATGACTACAATGAGAAGAAGTTACATAAGAGAACTCTACCAGGATTAACAGATATCTTTGAAACTGAACAAGATGGTAACTTAGCTATTTATGCTGCTAAACCTACAGACACTAAGCTACAAGTACTATCTAATACTACCTATGAAGCTGATGGTTTCTTTGTTCATGAAGATGACAACTTGACAGACAACACAGCCATCAAATGGATTAATGGTATTTGGTTAGACTCAGTAGCTAATGTGAAAGTAGGCTTAGCTGCTACTCAACATCTTACTGATGCTAAGTCTTATACTTTACAAACATTTAATCCTACTACTGGCTACAAACTAGATGTAAGAACTACAGGTAGGTATATGAATCTTAAGGTTCAGATGGATGGAAGTACTAATCCTAAATTAGGTAAGATGCAGTTTGACATTAAGTTAGCAGGAAAACGATAAGGAGCTATTATGGCGAAGATTTCAGAAACAGAGTTACAACGAAGACTTCGTAAGGCTAGTGGGGGTGGTGCTAATAGTGGTCCTACTGCAACTAAAGTAGGTTCTACTTGGGAATACACACAACCAGTGTTGTACTTAGCTTATGCTGATTCTTTAACTAACTTAGACACAACTAATAATACAATCCCTAATCAGAGTGATGCAGTAGGGTTTAGTATGTCTCCATTTAATGCCTCAGGCACTCTCAGGCAATGGAGAGGCTATCTTTTTTCTAAGAGCATGTATGCGTCAGGCGACCCTACAGATTACATCTGGGAGGATGTCACAGCAGTCTCTAGTACTGTATCTTATGTGAGAGAATACTCCACGGATGCTAAGCTACAGACTTATATGGGAGATCCTACTAATCCTGGCACAGGTGTTACTTGGACTTCTCTTGCTACTGGTTCTGCAGTACCTGCGTCAGCCTTTTGGGTTGCTGAGAAGTATACCTTTAATGGTGTTACTTCTTCTTGGGTTCTGTTTCCAGTTAAGAGCAAAGAAGTAGGCACTCCATTAGCTTCATACATTATTACAGGTAGAAACAAACCTGCGTTAACTGATGCTCAATGGGATGCAGATACCTTAGTAGCTATGGGCTCACATACAGGAGAAACTTATTCTTCTGTCAAAGAGTTTGGTTATGGTACTGCAGTTGTTATTGAGTATGATGATGGTAAACAGTATGGTCTTTATGTTAAGAACTCATCTGGCGTAGGTGAATGGGTAACTCCTAATACCTTTGTAGATGGTGCGTTACTTGTCAATGGTACTATTAATGCCGACAAGATACTAGCCAACACTATCACAGGTGATAAGATTAATTCAGCTACTACAATAACAGCAGGTACAGGTAATAATGTAGGAGTACTAGATGGGGCTGATGCAACCTATAGAATTTATGCTGGTCATGCTACTCCTGCTTCAGCTCCTTTTAGAGTTAAGCAAGATGGTACAGTAATTATCGATCACACTAATGGCGCTGGCAGGTTGGTTCTAGAGGGTGACGTTATTAAAGTCTTTAATGGAACTACCCTAAGAGTTAAATTAGGTAATCTAACGTGAGTTACGGTCTCAACCTTTATAAGCCAGATGGTGTTCTAGGATTCTCGTCTGATGATGTTACTTGGAATGAGGTTGCTTTCTTTCAAGTTTCAGGAGGAGGCAGTGCGTCTAACGATTACCCCGTTCTTTATGGGAAGGAAGTATTGTTGGTACAGATGATGATTAACCCACCCTCTACTACAGCAAAGTCCATTGCACATACCTTATCATTAGCAGCTAACTTAACTACAGTCAACGTATCAGGAGGAAATCAAGATGTTTACGTCTTGGTATTAATGAAATGAGTTATGGATTCCTAGCAACAAACAATAATGACGAAGTCTTAATCTCTAGTGATACTAGAAACCTACACTTCTTGGGTAAGTATTCTAGCCCATCTGTTACTAACAGTTCTTCATCCTTTGGTGGCTTCAGAGAATTAACATACACGATAACATCAACTGTTACCCCAGTGCCTTTCTTTGATATGCCCACTGCCGATTATTATGGAATAATTGGTATTAAGAATACTACAGGTAACACTTGGGAAATTAAACTAATACGCTCAGGAGTTGGTAGTGTTTATCCTAGTCTATACGTATTCGTAGATGCTAGGGGTGTTGTTGCTACAGACGATTATGGACTAATAGTTTATATGGATGAGGGTACTCCCGCTTTTGATAGTCGAAGGAATCCTTTGGTAGTCACAGGTGGTACAGCTGTAGCTCACCCTAGCAATCCTTTGACAACGTCTATTAGTGGCTTAGCAGACTCACAGTGCGGAAGTGGTATTACTCATAGTGAGCTTACTCCCGATAATGAGAGTGTTGCTTATAGTGCAGGAACTCTTCCAACAAACCCTATATACCATTACTCCTCTTTAGCTCAAGCTGAGAGAGAGGCTTCTTTCTCAGGATATGATGAAGATTGTTTAGGACTAAACGTTTATGGTGGTTGTATTGGTTATGGTACTGTTGATTCTTGGGTTTCTACTTATTGGGGATTCTACAGAGGTGGTATCCGTAGAGATGGAACATCTATTAGAGCAGGCTGGATTGCCGTTTTAGGTGGATGCTACTGGAGTAGTTGGAGTGATAGCGACCTTATTGGTATTGATGTTGGTGGTGGCTCTAGCGCGGGAGGAACGTTCCCTTATTCTAATGAAACAATTAACTTGGCTTCGACAGCAGTAATTGTAGCCGATGGAGACAGACATGCCTAATATGGTAAGGCCTTTCAAGGTACTCAGTATAGTAGAAGAGCCTGATGGCGGACAAGGTGTTGCCTTCGAGGTAACTAAAACAAACTATCTTACAGAAACAAAGACACGTACAGTTAAAATGGTTAGCTACTTATCTGTTCCTAAAGGAGAAGATGTAGAGATGAGTTTATTTAACTATTTAGAAACAGGAGATTGGTTATGAGTGATATATCACATAGCGAGATATACTTCTCTGGTGAGAATAGTAGAGTAATGTATGACACAAGGTCAGAAGAAGCTTCTTTAGTATTCAACCAAGTAGTAGAAGTATTTCCTTGGGCTAAACTGGATGATGCCTTTGCGGTATCGTCTTCTTTAGATCATGAGATACTAGGAGAACCAGTAGTATCGTTCACACTAAGTTCTGCAGTTACTAAGAACCTAGTTGGAGAACAATACACACTTACTACTAGGAAGTTCTGTATGAATAGTGCTACTTCTTTCATTAAGGTTTACCCTATTTGGGATGCTCCTTACCCAGACTTCTTACCAGAAGGTTGTACTGTTTTATTCAAGGGTGAGAATATGGTAGAGTTCGGAAGACCTTCGCCAGAAGGCTTGGATGATTTCTATGATTGTTACTTCAAAGGAGACTCTGCTACTGTAGAGGCTCACTTCGACTTACCAGAAAGAAGAGGTAACTACGAGACTTTCTATGGACTAACAATCCATAATGGAGTGGTAGCAAGGGTTAAGCAATACATTTATGATAGTCCTACTATGTTTACTGATTGGGACGTGGTACACTTAATGCAAAAGAAAAGGCAACTGAATAATGTATGAAATTAAACAAGTAGTAGGTGAAGATATACTAATAAGATATAACAATCTAAAGCATGAGATCAATAGAGCTTTAGAACATTCTGATGGTGAGTGGACAGCCGCTCAAATAGTGGAAGCCGCTATTAAGGAACCAACCATGTATCATATATGGGAAGTACTTATGGACGGCTCTCCAGTCGCCATTGGAACGACAAGAGTTATTACTTACAATAACTTCACATCATTACATATCATTACCTTAGGTGGTAGTGAGATATACGCAGAGATGCCTAACTTGATAACCGAGTTCGAGAATATGGTTAAAGAGTATGAGCACATAGATTATTTAGAATATACTGGTCGCAGAGGCTTCATCAAGCAACTTAATAAGGTTGGTTGGAAAGAGATGTATGTGACTATGAGAAAGAACTTAAAGGAGATTAACTAATGTTAACTAAAGTTTATGATGGTGTAGTTATTGATATGGCTACAAGCAAAGTAATAAGTCAAGGTAAAGCCTCATGGGTAGACTCTAAAGATGTTGCCTATACTAAAGGAGGTGGTACATCTACTTCTACTACTGGTTTTGCTCAAGAGTATAAGCCTCAGATTACAGAGATGCTTGGGACAGGTAAGGCTTTATATGACTCAGGTCAATTAGGCTCTGTAGCGGGCTTTACACCTGCTCAGTTAGAGGCTCAGAAACAAGGTATTACTTCAGCTGGTGTACAAACTGGTTTAGAAGGCTCTTTAGCCACTCAAGCAGGCAAGCCTGTAAATTTAAGTGGTATGCGTACTGCTGCTAAGACAGATGCGTTAAGTGCATTAGGTATGTCTGCAGCTGGTGCTGGTCGTGCAGGCGGTTTAGGTGGTTCAAGACAAGCTATGAATAATCAATCTATCGCTAATGACTTAGCAGGTAAGTTCGCTGGTATTGACCAACAAGAACAAGCTACTAAGTTTGCTAATACCCAAGCTGCATTACAAGCACAAGGTACAGGTGCTCAGACATTGGCAGGTATTGGTGCAGGACAACAACAACAAGCTCAGAATGTTGCAGATGCACCTTACAAAGGCTTATCACAGTATGCTTCACTATTTCATGGTGTGGCGGATAAGTCTACTACAACACAACAATCAGGAGGTAAGTAATGAGTTGGTGGAACGGAGAGCCAGGTGGTTGGTTTAATAGAACAGAAGAAGAAGAACGTTTAATGAAAGGTCCTTTATCGGGCCGCCCACCTATGTTCCCTTGGGATCAAGATGCTAATATTAGGCACAATATGGCAATCGAACAAGAAGCTAAGAAAGCAGCAATGCTTGCTAACAATCCTGCTTTAAGAGCTAGGTTAGAAGCTGAAGCAGAAGGTAGAGATAATGTTGTTCAGCCTATGGGTTATGAAAAGTATGGTGATTATGATTGGCTTGGTGGTAGAAAGGTTAGACCTTATTATTCCGAGGAAGATCAATTAGAATTAAATAGAATTCATAGGGATAAGCTTGACACCCAAGATTATATTAACAGTATGGGGATTCCTTTCTCTGGTGCTACTCAAGCAGGACCTCTTTCTAATCCTTATAAATAGGAGGCTTTATGGCTTATGGTCAACAAACAGTTTGGGGTCCAAAGCTTCAAATGGAAGATCCGAATGCAGGTAAACCCTTTGGTGCTGGTATGGGAGGAAACTCTATCCAAGCAGTAGGCGGGGGCTTTAAAGAAAAGAACACTCTTAAAGCAGTTGGTAAGACTGCCGCACAGATTGTAGGTACTATCTATGGTGGACCTGCAGGTGGTATGGCGGCTGGTATGGCAGTAGATGCAATGGTTCCAGATAAGAAATCAGTTAAGTCTGGTACTAGTGGCTTTGGAGCCCAACAGACTGGCGGTAATAATGCCAGTGGTACGTCTATGCAGCAAGGTGGCAGCTCTAATTTAGGCAATGTGGCTACATTAGCTGCTCAAGGATATGACCAGTATCAAGCTGGACAAAAAGCCGCAGGACCATTAGCTGATCCACAGACAGCTATGGCTGAAAGTGAAATTAGTATGGATGCTGCTGATGCTGCTGATAAAGCCTTTGCACCCGCTGGTGGAGAGATGGCTAATCAAGCAGGGCAAGAAGTAGCTAAAGATGCTACTGCTGATGCTGCCTCTGATGGGACTGGTAACGCAGTAATGTGGGCTAAGGCAGCGTATGATGTGTCTAACAAGCTTAATGAATCTGGTGTAATGGCTTCTGAAGCCCCTGGTGAGTCTAAGTTTAATATGGATGCTTCTGCTATTGGAGCAGAGAACAAGCCTATTACTTTAGGCAATACGCCAACTACACAAGTAGCTACAGGTCCTTTAGGACAACCTAACAACAACCAGTTCGATCAAGACGAATATATGAGAAGATTTGGAGGAAACAGATATGCCGTATAACAAACAAACTAATCCTTATGGGATTGCCTCATCTGAATTAGGATGGAGAGGCTTTGCTGATGGCGGAAGAATGGGTAATCCAACCGCATTAGCTCCTCCTAAAGATGATATTTATAAGAAGTTAGCTGTTAAAGCTATTACAGATATTGGTGGAGCAGCTTGGAATGAGTACACATCCCCAGTGAACGAGGGTCAAACAATGTGGGGAGACGAGTTATCGAGATTTGATACTGCTATTGCAGCACAGAAGACCCCTGAAGCTATTGAAGGCGCTGAAAGAGCAAAGAGAGACTTTATCTCTTCTCATCCAAATGCAGGTAAAGAGATCTACCAACGTCCAGAATGGACAGACAAGGTTCCTGATTTCTTAATGCCAGGAGGCAGTAGATTTAATACTCCTGAAGGTGCTATTAATCCTAGACAAGCTGGAACTATTAGAAGAAACTGGAAGGCGGATCCTAACTTTACGCCTGAAGCTGGTCCATTAGCTGGTAAGACAGTAGTTAAGCCAGTAGTTAAGCCTGATCCAGTAGTTGATCCTAATGCTGTCAGTACAGCAAATGCTGCTCTTATAAAGAAAGGAGTTATTGGACATGCCAATACTCCAGGGTTTGCACAAGTTAATCCTGAAGATTCTTCTCTTATGCAAGGCGCTGCAAGTGCAGTTAATACTATGCAGCTTTCAGGTAGATTAGATGATATTCAGAACTCTCTCTTTACTGCAAAACCTGAGTTTCTTATGAATGATGCTGAGTTACTTGCAGAGAACAAGAAAGATGAAGTTCAATCATGGATGACAGGCGGAATATTTAGCATGTCTCCAGCTCAAGAACACTTTGAAAAGAATCCTAAAGAATTTGCTAAGTTTAAAGCTAATCCTGTTAAATGGTACTACACAGAAGGCCCTGGAAAGAATAGTAAGAAAGATTATAGCGGACATAGTTGGTTCAAAAATTAAGGAGACATTATGGCTTTTAATAAAGTTGAAGATCCAAATAGTGATGTAACTAAACAGACTACCATTGAAGAGAATTCTGATGGTACGAAGAAGACCACCACTGTTGAGAATAAGACAAACAACCCTAAGTGGAGAGGTGAGAACAACGAGCTTTCTGAATGGGAGAAAAGAGATAAAGCTATGTGGGGCTCTATTAAAGAAGACATAGCTCCTATCCCAGGCAATGATTCGTTAGCTGGTAACTATTACGGTGATGAAGTTGCTTTAGTGGGAGACTCTGCCATCTTTGATCAAAACGAGTTTGGTATCGAACCTAACTTTGGTAGTAATACAGTAACAATGACACATCCTAGTGGAGTAACTGTTAAGGCTTACTCTCCAGAGGAAGTGGCTATGTATGAAAAGAATGGCTATGTCGTTCCTAATACTACTATGAACGATCCTATTACAGGCTCTGCTGCTTGGGACTCTAATGATGGTTATACTGTAGAAGATATAGCTTCAGGAACTACCAACTTTGATGATCATTGGAATGAGTATGATGCTCGTCCAGATATGCCATACACTAGTTTCTTTGAACGTAATTCTGATACAGATGCAATGGGCAATCCTATTCAAGACCAGTCATGGGACGGCAGAAATATTAATACCGCTGCAGATAGATATGCCAATAAGCTTAATAACTTAGATGGTATGGGACCAAGCGATGATTACTATGAAGGACCTATCCCAGGTAACGATTCATTAGCTGGTAACTACTATGGCGATGAAGTTTCGGGTAATGCAGATAATAGCTTCTTTGATGATGTAGGATGGGGAGGTAGAGACACTACCCCTTACACCATGTACCATCCAAGTGGTTTTACACGAACTGTTGCAGGAGATGAAGAAGCTAATCTATTTAAGAAACAAGGTTATTTCTCTACAACTGAAGAAGCGCAGGATGCCGCTGCTGCCGAAGAAGCTTTCAATAAAGCAGATGCTTCACAAAGTGCATTTGAAAATCAATGGGACGCAGAACAGAACAGCCTTAACAATATACCTGATTGGCTTGGCCAAAGCAAAGGCCCAATGACCGATGCAGAAAGAGACGCTGCAGTAGAAGCTGACCAGCAGTTAGACGCAGCAAGTGATACTCAAGAGATGATGGAACAAGATTGGTATATGAATCGAGGTGGTGACTTCAACCAAATGATGGACGCGAGACAAAAGCGTTGGAATGAATCTAAGATATTTGGAGATGAACTAGACGCAGCAAGTGATACTCAAGAGATGATGGAACAAAATTGGGATATGGAGCAACCAGACCCAGTGATTATTGAAGACAGAGGAGATATCGGTATAGAGAAAGATCCGATAGTTAAAGAAGAGATAATCGTTTCTAGAGACCATGAAGAAGTCAACAAAAGCGAAGTAGCGAAAGAGGTAGTAACTACATTCCAAGATAGAATTAATGCAGGTGCAGACCCTCAAGCCGAGCTTAAGAGATTTGTTGATTCATCTGGACAACTCAAAGAATGGAGACCTCAACTGTTCAAAGCTATTGTTGGAACTCTCGTAGGGCTTGCAGCAGGAGAATCATTTGGCGCATCTGTTACCTCTGGGTTTGGTGTTGTTGGTGAAGACATTGCAAGACAAGAAAAAGTTGATGCTGAGATTGCCAAAGAAGACCGTAAGTTCCAGAAAGATGTGGCACTTAAAGGAATAGAGGCTACAGGTAAATTAACTACAGCTAAGAAGGATATGCTTAAGTTTACAACTAAGCAAATCAACTCTGCTTCAACTAAGTTTCAAGAAGAGTTCTTCAGAAGTATGGATAAGAAGATGAAAGAGAAGCTTAACAAGAAGGTTCCTGACATCGCTGGTTCTTACAGAGCCTCTCTATCTAGCTTTGCTCAACGTGCTGGTATCTCAGAGAATGAGTTAATGGTTCCTTCCAACACGGCGGCTAAGTCTTACAAAAGAATCTTCGATGCTGGAATGAGGGACTGGATGAAAGCGTTGAGACAGCAAGCTCAAGGTGATGATGATATTAGTTTATCTTCTTCTCCTGATGGATTCATTAGAGCTAGAAGCTATCATTCTAAGCTTGGCGCAAACGGCAAGAAGAATGGAAACATAGCTCCGATGCTGTTAAAGAATGGAGCTCTAGATGCCGAAGGTTTGCTAACTCTAAGAGCATCAGTTGATGCTGTTGTTAGTGGTTCAGAGAACTACCAGAATGCAGATGAAGTATTTAAAGCCCTAGTTAAAGGGTTCAGAAAGCTTAGTAAGGATGACAGGGACGATATGACATTCCTTGATTATGCTAATTCACAAGTAGGACAATTGAAATAATATATAGGAGCAACCATGCTTACAGATTATCTAGAAGGTGAGAATGACATCCCAACACATGTTAGGAGATCTATTCAAACCAACAAGGGAGAATACTGGTTTGTAGATGGAGACACTATTGAGCCAACTAGTAACGCTTCTGGAGAGCCGATTCGTTTTAGCGACATGGCTACTCCAGAGACCCTTCACTTCCTAGAAGATGGAACGCTAAAGTATGGCGACTGGGATGGAGAGATTATCGCAGATGAGATTGCTGCATTAGCAAACTCTGAAGGCTTTAACCATATCCCAGATAGCTCAGAAGAAGATATCTATGATAGGTTGCTAGCTCCTCTTCAGAACGAAGATGGATTGACTCTTGGAGATAAGGCTTATTATGAAGGTATTATTCCTTTAGATAAGTTCTCTTCTGATAAACAAGTTGCATTAGCTGAAGCTGGCAGAATGGCTAGAGGCGTTCAACAAGACGCTGATCCTAACGATCCTTGGGCGCAAGCTAGAACTAGAGTTCAACAACATTGGAGAGATACTTTAGTTGGTGAGAAGGCGGTTGCTTTAAATGAAGCCGCTTATGCTCAAGAAGCTGGATATAGAGGCCCTGAGTCTATCTTTGTTGACCGTGAGGCTATGTTCTTACATTCAGACAGAGACTTTATGAATCGTGCAGACAATCCTTTCTCTGCTGCCTTCGAAGGTAGTTGGATGGGGATTAAGCAAGGCATCCAAGGCGGACGTTCTATGCTTGGTGATGCTCTTGACAATGAAGAGCTTTATCTGTCTGGTAAGATTAACGCTGACATATATGAAACCAAACTAAGAGAGTTACCTTCATATGTAGATGATGTTACTAATATCAACGACTTGTCTTCTGCTGGCAACTATATTGCTGGCTTGGCAGGTATGGGCTTACCGTATATTCTTGGTTTGGTAGCTTCCTATGGTGCAGGCTCTTTAATTGGAGCTGCCGCCACTCCCTTTATAGGCCCAGCAGGCCCTTTATTAGGAGCCGCAGTCGGTACATCTATTCCTTGGCTAGTCTATGCTGGTGATACATATCATCGCATGGGCGGAGACAAGGATTCTAAGAATGCTGGCTATGCAATGACAGCTGGTCTTGCTATGTCTTTATTAGACCGCTTAGGTTTAAGAGGGATCATGAAGCCGTCTTATGTATTAACTAAAGATGGAATGGATCAGGTTATTAAGCAGCATGCTAAGAACACAGGTAAAACCATTGATGCCGCTACATTAGATATTAAGAACAATCTAGGTAAGGCACAGATAGATCTCCTTAACCAAGTAGAAGAAACGATAGACATCTTAGTCAAGAAAGGCTTGATTGCTAAGTCATTCGGTAAGAACTTTGGTAAAGGCGCAATGTTTGAAGGTGGCACAGAGATGGCTCAAGAATCAATTGGCTATCTTACTGCACACTTTGGTGGTGAGCATGCTGAGTTTGATGCTGATGAATACCGTAGGGTTCTAATCAACTCTGCAGCTGGTGGCGCATTGCTTGGTGGAGCTATGTCAGGAGTTAGTACAACTATCTCAGACTATGGCAGACTTAAGCAAATGCAACGAGACTATTCAGCTTCAGCTGATGATGTCAACAAGAACTATTGGCATGGTGGCGATGCTTATGACCAACTTAAGACTCTTATGGAGTCTGATGAGTTTCAAGACATAATCAAAGATGGTGATTCTTCTAATGTAATCAAAGGGGAATACGACAAAGCAGAGTCTACTGATAAGACAGTCAACAAAGGTTGGTGGAAGACAATTAAAGACTTCCCTGGCAAGTTCTTTATGAAGGGAGGATCGAAGTATCTCCAGAAATGGGTTGAAGATGAATCTCTACCTCCTTCAGTTAGAAAAGCTATTGCTATTGCAATGACCATAGAAGCGCCTAGCAACAAATCATTTATGCCTGGTGAGACTAAGGTAAAGAAGAAGCAACGACTAGCAGGACATATTAACAGGCAACTTGAGAATGTGTTCGCTACCTTCTTATCTGAAGCTAAGCTTAGAGCTACAGGAAGTAATACAGATGCTGCTATTAAGACTCTTAAAGAGTTTATGGCAGAGAGAACTAGAGCTAAAGAAGCTGTAGTTCCTCATGGAGCTACTACAGTTAATCCTGTTACAAATCAATTAAAGCAAGAAGGTAAGATTGATGCATATGAGAAGGCTGCTGCAGGCTTAGAAGCTGTTGCAGAAATGAATGCTAGCTTCAATGAAATATTAACTGGTAAGAAGATAGATAGACGTAAAGGTTACGTTGAGTCTGCAGCTGTTCTAGCCCCAAGTGAAGTTAGGAAGAATAAGGAATTGTTTGTTCAGACTTTAGTTGACGGTTGGTCATATATTGATCCCAAGACAGGAAAGACTATAGAGGTTAAGCTATCTCGTGAAGATGCTCATAAGCTCTATAAGGCTGTTGTTGAAGGCGGAGAGACATTCTCTCTAGGTAGTATGACTGATGAACAGTTTAAACGTATGGGACTTCCTGATACATTAAGGAAGACTAGAATGCATCTAAATGCATCTCAAGTTATGAGAGACAAGTTTCTTGAGAAGAATATGTTTAAGGTTCTTAGTCATAACATTGCTTCAATGATTGACTATGGCGTAGAGGTTCAGGTTGCTGGCAAGGATGGTAAAGGAATAGATAGAATCCTTCATTTCATTAAAGAAGGAATGGGCGACAAATGGGATCCTATGATTGCTAAGGTTATTACTGACTATAGAGATGCTTCTTTAGGTAGGTATAAAGAGATGGAGAACAAGAAACTTCTTGAGCTTCAATCAAACCTATTGTTCTTTGGTTCTGTTACTCAGCTTGATACATCGCTGTTAGCCTCTCTTCCTGAGATTGGATTGCTTGTGTTAAATGCAATGCATGACAAGGAAGCTAAGCAAATATTGATGCAGGCTGCTAAACAGTTGTTCCAGCATTTCAAGAGATCTACTAAGGACTCTATGAGATATATGACTAAGGGCTCTGGGTTAACTCCTGAAGAGTTGTCTGCCGTTGAATTGGATTTCTATTCGTTCTATGGCTCACATGCTACAGGCGTATTAGGTCACGTGGATATTGGTCAACAAATTGATCACATGAGTAGATTTAAAGAGTCAGTTCTTCAGGCTTTCTTTACGTTCAACCTATTAAAGCCTTTTACTGACGCTACCCGTATCACGGCCTTATCTATGGCACAGGATTCAATTGTTAGAGACTTAATGTTAGTCTTCCAACACTATGAATCAGGTAAGAATATCGGAGCTGACGCTTATGAAAGATTAAGAGAGCTTAATATAGATCCAATTGCTACTGCTAAGGAATATCATCAGTTTGTTAATAGCCTACAAACTCAACTTAAGAAAGAAGGTTTTGACCCTACTCACGATCCTGAGAGATACTATGCTGCATTGCAGAGGATTATCAATCAAGAGTTAGGCGAGGGCAATAAAGATGCTCCTTTCGCTAAGTTGTATGACACGATGCAGATCGCAAGACATTCATATGTTGATAACATCTTGGCTAATCCTAACTCAGCTGATAGACCTATCTGGTATTCAGACTCTCATTTCAGAATGATGGGTCAATATCAAGGTTTCTTATCTACATTCACATCTCACATTCTTCCAAGAGCTTGGAGAAGGTTTAGACATGGCAACCCATCTGCTAGATACCATGCGTATGCAGCAGCAATGACAATGCTCATGTTCTCATTCCTTGGGCAAATGCTTAAAGACGAATGGAAGTATGAAGACGGACATAATCCTTGGTTAGAAGACTATGGTTATGCTCAGAGAGGTATACTATCATCAGGATTGTTCGGTACGTCTGAGAGGTTTATAGATATGATTCATCCTATCTATGATATAAATGAGCCGTTCTACGAGCAACTTGCAGGAGATCTAGGTCCGTTTACTGGTACACTGAGTTGGGCACATAAAGTGCTTGACAATGCGTTAGCAGGAGATATGTCTGGAGTTGGTTACTATGCTAAGAAGGCTACACCGATATTCGGCTCTTCTTACTTATTCAAATAAAGGTAAATATAAATGAGTAAATTAACAAGTGGTCTCCTTAGGGGGCGCAAACCAGGGCCTATTGATGGTCAAGAAGCGATTGAGGATATCAATCAGGTTGATGATAGAACTGAAGATCAGATTGCTTATGATAATCTTGATGCAGCATTAAACTCTACTGACTCAGTAGAGCCTATTGTTACACCAGAAGGCGATCCTATTATTGATGCTCAACGAGAAAGAATTGAGAAGCAAAGAGCGGAGAACTTATCTAAGGATGAGTTTGTGTCTCAGGTTACTGGTGAAGGATCAGAGTATGAAGCATTCACATCTGAAGAAGATAAGATTTCTCGTAGAGAGAAAGCCAAGTACGAAGAGTTCGCTAGATTAATTGACGAAGGTAATGAAGATGCTGCTTACGCTTTGGTAAGTGAAGGTAATAGTGAAATCAATCGTGTAGCCTTTGACCAAGCTGTTGCTAGCCATAAGAGTTTGTCTCCATTAATGAAAGAGGCGGCTGATAATGTGAACTTTAACTTTAGTAGTCAAGGTAAGCAAGAGTTCTATGACCGATTAAACAATGAAGGCGATGCTCCTCTTGGTGATCCAAGAAGTATGGCAGAGTATGGTAGACGATTCTTGTCTTTGCAAGAAGAGGCTGCCAGAGAAGGTTTAGATCAAGCGTTTACTGATGCTGGTTTATATTCTTTCATGCATGTTCTTAAAGAGCAGCAATGGAGAGAGCAACAAAGACAAAATGATATTAAGGATGGTAAGCCTGAATCTGAAATCTCAGAGAAGGAAGAGATGGGCACTGTTGCTATCAACAATCAAGTTGGTGGTTTAGCAGAGTCTGCCTTTAATATTAAGAATGGAACAGCTGTAACTAGAGGCGTAACTGGCGCATTGTATAAAGAGATGATGCTAGATGTTAACGACAAGTTAATTGAAGCTGGTCAGCCTGCTTTGTTTGAGCTTAAGACTATCGATAAAGATGGAAAGAAGTTAAACACAATCTCTTTAACTGAAGCTGGAATGGATCTCGCTACTTCTTTTGAAGACATAACCTCTGTGTTGATTCCTGATGCTGTTGTTAAGGTCAGGTTTGAACGTAGGCTTAACAAAGAAGGAACGAAGGTAAAGATAAGTAAGAAAGAGAAGAAGAAGAGAGACAAAGGCTTATCATATGGAAACTATGAGCAAGCTCAGCATGCTATTACTATTCTAGAGAATGTTGGCTTTGGATCTAACACGCCTTTATTCAATAAGATTGAAGAATCCTTTGCAGATCCTGAAGCTAGAGATCTTATTGATTCTAATTTTATTGGCCTTGTTGGTATTGAAATGAGAGACGGTTCTATTTCTTATAGGGATAACGCTGGAGTTCCTTGGAGGTTCACATCTGTCCTTAATGCAGATGGTCATCCAACTCTTAATACAGTTGAGGATATGAACGATGAACGATTTGGTTTTAAGTATGAAGTAGAACTTAGCTTTTCAGATACAGCTAGATATAGATACGTTGATAACACTACAAAGTGGATTAGAGATACTGAAGACAAAATATTCTATTATGACTTTTCAATCGGTAACGATAGAATGTACATCATGCAGAATATGGGTAACTATCAGACTGGCAAGTTCGCAAGAGCCATGCTAGAGTCTGGCAGACCTTATCAGATTAGGCTAAACAACAAAGAAGAAGTTGGAATGCACAAAGCTTTAATCCTTCAAAGGGCTGGTCTTGAGAAGGATGAGAACAAGAGGTCTTTGTATGTTGAAGAGCTTATTGCTAAGTTCGATTCACTTGTTGTTGGATGGACTGAGATATTCAGAGAGCATCTTGAGTCTGGTAAGCAAGGTATCCCTATCAAGCTTCTTAAGGAAGCAGAAGGTGATTGGGAGTACTTGACAGTTGTTGAAGAGGCTCTTAAGTTTAACGCCTATGAAAAGAATGGAGCTGCCAATGTTAAGCCTTATGAAACTAGGTTCTTAACAGAGTTAGACGGCACATCTAATGCACTTGCATGGTCTGCTGTTCAATCAGGTAATTCACTTGTCGCTAGACTTACTGGTCTTCTACCTAAGATTGAAGGCGATGCTGAAGACGTTTACTTCTACACGGTGCAAACATTTGCTGATGAGATGTTTAAGGCTTTAGCTAGTAATTATGGCGGAGATGAGGCAACTAGAGTTAAGTTTAAGAAACTATGGGAATACCTTGGTGTTACTAATAGAAGCTTAGCTAAGAAGCCTTTGATGATCTTTGTTTACGGTGCAGGTGGATATGCTATCCAGCTAGACTTTGGTGTTGAACTTGATAAGCTTATTGCTGATAGAGGCTTCCAAGCACTGGCTAAGGAATTAGGATTAAATCACAAAGATGGTGAGAAGTTTAGAGACCTATCTAAAAAGATGATGGTCAAGTCTATTGAAATCAACTTCCCTGACCTTAGGGCTTACAGCAAGTCTATGGCGGCTGTTACACAGTATGCTTTAGACCAAGGCTTGAATCCTGAGATTAAGACTGCTGCTGGGCACATCCTTCATTTAGGTAAGCTTGTTGGTAAAGCTAAGACTATGTTCAAGGCAAGCAAGAAGAGCACAGAAGGTGGTATCAAGAGATTTGCTGTTGATATTATTGAACGTGTTCATAACCCTAGAGCGTCTTCTTTCAATACGAAAGGGCAAGAGATATACAAAGCAGTTAAGATGGCTGGTGTTTCTGTTACCCATAGTAATGATGCTGACAACATAGTTAGAGGCGTAATAAACATCTTCAAAGAATTAAAGAGCAAAGGCAAGTTGTTTGTTGGCGCTCAAATCTTTGATGGATTTATGACAACAACTACGCAGGCTACAGTGGCTGCTAAGCATCTTAATCGTAGCTTTAAAGAAGTTAATGCTGAGATCTCTAACCTTAATAGATACATTAACCATATGAAGGAGCAGGCTAAGAAGAAAGGTGTAGAGTTTGATTTAAGTTCTCAAACAGTTATGCTTTACAATCCTAAGACAGGAAAGGAAGATCTGAGGATAAACCTTCTACGACTTATTGAAAGATTGAATAAGGAGTATGCTAGCTTACAGAAGAAGATGGCTAATGAGGAAGCTCATCAGTTTCCAATTCCTAGATGGAAGAACAGATCCTAAGTAGTAAACAAACAAACCCCACGAGAATCCATTACGGATACTTGTGGGGTTTCGTTTTTAAATCGGGTTTACTTTAGTCTCGTTAATTATTCTAGTTAAGAACTTCTCTAACTCTGTTTCGATATGTGTTATTAAAGCCTCTTGAGGCATCCTTACAGCGTCTTTAAATTCTTCGCTAGGGGCAAGCCTGCCTAGAGCATCACGAGCCTCTAATTCGATAATGGCTCTGCTTATAGTGGCTAGATTTGGATAGAACCATTTCCTTCCTAAGACCTTCTCTTTCTTATATCTCTCAGGCGGAGCTTCTTTAGGTTTTTCAACTAATATCCATTGCAGTCTATCTCTATAGATAGCGTAATCATCACTAATCCATACCATTAGTAACCCCTTTGTTTTGTTACTGCCTTAAGATGGGCTTCTGCCTCTTTGCGCTTGTTGTTAGCATACTTGAATGCTTCTTTCTGAGCTTGCTCTGAATTTATTCCTTCCATCATAAGCTCTTCCTTTCTAGCTTTAACATTTAATGATCCTACTACATCTAACATAGCATCGTTAATAGCAGGAGTTCCTTCTAGGCTTGGGTCTAAACCAAACTCTTCGATAAACTCTATATCTTTCATGCCATGTTGGCTCATTGCGTTGTAATCTTTCATATCTCTCCTTGCTTTGTCGGCTTTATTATCTATCCAACCATAATCAGATAGGTCTTCCATTAGTGGTTTGTGATTATAGAAGGCTTATCAGCTTTCTTATCTTCTTCTTCGTCATCAGATAAATAATCTAGCATCGAATCGATCATATTGCTATCGTCTTCAATATCAAACACCATCTCAATTACCTCTGTTCTACTTAACTTATCGGTTCCATCATCCACAATTGTGAATGTTGCTTTACATACTCTCATCTTCTTCTCCTTTATAGGCTCATTATAATCATACAGCTTGTCGCAGTATTCATCTAAGGTCACAAGAACCCCATTCCATCAACTGCGTAACTAGTTAAGTAATCTATGTTGGTTTCTTTCTTTTTAACTTTAGCTACTACTTTCTTATACTCAACTTCTACCTTCTTTCTGGCTTCTCTTTCTTTATACCATTCTTGTACCCAAGATATTTCTGGATTCTTTTTGATTACTTGATAAGCTTCTCTCATTGCTTGTTGGGCAACAATCTCCTCATCTCTTGTCATACATCTGTTCATATATTTATTGAACACATCTTTGTGATCGAAGCCAGATGCTTTAGCTATTTCTGCATATTCCGTTGCTAATATTGAGCAAGCTTCTTCTTTACTTTCTTTGTTCATTCGTTCTCCTGTGTTAGATAAGGTCAGCTGTCCCAGAATTGGTCACCAACTTTCCCTCCCCATTTGTTAATCTTTAACTTAATACGTATAAACAGGCAATATACACACAACCAATCCCACAGCATCAATGCCCTCTTCATCATATTAGTTCCTCTTTTTGTTTGCAACGTCTTCCCTTAGTAGTTCGTCACACATTACAATTGCAGATTCAGTCATATGAATAGCATCTGAATTTGTCTTGTTTGAATGTTCTTTAATACGGCTTAGTAGGTTCTTAATTCCCTCAATCTTAATCTTACATTGCTCATATGTATGCATTACTCCTCCCTAAATATCTCTAACATATACTTACCGTCTGATCCTTCTGCTTTGTAAGTAAGCTTGCCTGTGTGATGGTCTATTAAAGTCATTATCACACCTTCCTCGTACTTACGCTGCCCGTGTTGCCAAGTTATGTATCCACCACCAAGGGCGAATACTACTAATCCTAAGATTATCTCAATCATATTATTACTCCTTTGTTATTCCTTCTTCGAAAGCAACACGGTTAAACCCCAAGGTCTTTAGTATCCTTAAGGTTTCTAACCATGCTGCACAGTGATCCGTTGTTTCTGGGTCACATGTATGCATTACTACACGATAGCATTTCTCTATCGCTTCGTCAGTCTTTATTGTCTTCGTCATTGTTGATTTCTCCAATGAGTTCAACAACAACATGATCTTCTACGTCTTTACCACATTCACCAAAGTCAACAACGAAACCTCTTACGAAGTTAAAGTTGTCATCTTCTAGTTTGTCAGCCTCCACGATAGCATCCATTAGGAATTTGTGTACTGGAAACCAGTAGTTATCTAAATCCTTAGGCCTGTTACCTTTAAAGAACAAAGTGTACTCTGGTCTAATCCAGTTGAACCTAGGAAGGGATTCAGTGAAGCCCTCTACTAGTTCAGCATAGTCTTTCTTACACTTGGCTTGAGATCCCCAATGCATCTTCTTGAATATATTCTGTGATAGTTTTACAACCTTACCTCTTCGAGTAAAAGTTGGGTATTCTAATATGGCGTTATATTTCATTACTTAACCTTCCTAATCGACCATCCACCTGTCTGATTATTCTTAGTTACCTGAACTTGATTTCCTTTGTACGAACGGCCATCACATAGATCTATTAGCTTCTGACGTAGTTCTTTCTGCTTTCTGGTAGCTTCATCTGCATCAGACTTAGCCATCTTCCAAAGCATTGCTAATTTGCACCACTGATCATCATCCCTCACAATAACATCCTTATCCCCAGCTTCAGGTTTCCCTTTGAAATATTCAGCCCAACCATCTACGATCTGTTGTTGAACTTGTTTATCTTGTTTTACAATTCTGTTCAAGCCAACCTTGTTCTTTCGATCATACACCCAGAAGTTACATTGGCTTTGTTTAGATAATAACATCTGTTGCTGCATTTGTAAAATGTAATGAATAGGAAGGTCTTCGTTAAGCTCCATGTTTGCCCATAGAGGCGAGCAGGATCCGTTTAGAGGGACTTTTATTTCTAAGATAGAGTTACCCTTGCCTCGCTCCATTCCGTCCAAGGAAGCCATTAATGGCAATCCATCAATTTCTTCAGTAATACAGACTGGTTCGTACTTCTTATCTGATAGTTTCTCAAATGCCTCTCTAGCTTCGTCCTCTGTTTCAGTTCCGATCTTCATGGCTTCGTTTAGTTTAATGTGAAGCTCTCCGTTCTTAACCTGCCATAGTTGTAATGGGGTCTTAGGAGTCCAAGGTGAAAGCTCTAGTACAGCTGCAACCTCTGATGCTGTTCCGTGTAGTTTTCTAATGTTTAGCCATTCTTTACTACCTTGTGGCAGTTGTTCTTCTGAGTATATCTTCATGTTTTGCTCCTTTGTTGTTTAGTGTTTAGTTATGTGTTTGCGTTTAGTAACTTCCAATGACCTTGTGGGTCGTAAAACATTCTTGTTTTTATATTCCTCATCTTTAATGAGTTGTCTTCTGTCTTGGCTTCTTGTTTTAGAAATACTATATCTGGATCTTTATGTTTGTTAAGTCTTTTTCTTGCCTGTGTTATGCTTATGTTTGCCTTATCTGCTACATCAATAGCAGTTACACTTTCTCCATTGTTTAACAAGTAATACTTAAGCTTCTTTTTCTTTGGCTCTGAAGCCTTGTTTGATTTTGTATTCTTAGGCATGAAAACATTCTTAGGGTCAATATATCTAGATAATCTAGATCTAGCTAATGCGTCCGAACATCCTATTTTATTTGCAACTTCTTTTGCAGTTACATAAGATCCATCAGTTAGTCGATATTTCTTCATTATGTCTCTCCTCTTATTTAATTGAATTTGGTGACCACCATGTATGATAAAGGATGTGGTCAAGCCTTCTAAACATTACTTGTTAGCTATGAAAAGGGAAACATGAAAACCCCAAAGGAGACTAACAAGAAAGAGCCATACATTAGCTCTAAGGTAACTACTTGTGCATACGGCAGTAGTTGTACCGTCTTTATAACCTTACTGAGGAGTCGTTATTTCCAGTAAGAGATGATGCACTCACCTAAATTAATGTTCCTTGTTTACTCTTCTTTGGAAACTTAGATGGAAGAAGCCCTGCGGCTTGTTTCCTCTTAACTTCCTTTATTTGTAAATGTTTAACGTATGATTTGGTTTCGGCTGTAGGCATTCTTGCTCTACAATTATCATGTTTAGGCCATTCCCCAAATCGTTCTTTATATTTATAAGCAGACCATCCTTTCTTATGACCTCTTGCTTCCCCTAGTCCCATTAGCTCTTCATAGAAGACCTTTCTGAAATCCTTAGCATACTTCTCTTTAGCTTCTATTATCCTAGTCTTCTTGTCAACTAATCCAAGTTGAGAATCTAAGAATGCTACGTATTCAGATTTGGTTTGATGTATCTTACCACATGTAGGGCAGATATTAGAACCAGAGTAAGTACGGAAGCAACCTTCACAAACAATGACAGCCTCTTCCCTTGTTCTTTCTTTACGTTCTGCCCTTTTTCTTAAGATGCCAGACCCTAAGTCCCATTGATGTTCATCATCAACAAACCCATTGATATATACAGCGCCAGAATGGTCGATTACCATAGCCTTGTCTTTGCTTTCATGTGGTCTAAGTACTCTTCCCACCATTTGTATATACAAACCTAGTGACTTTGTTGGTCTTGCTAGTACGCATACTTCAGCACAAGGAGCATCGAAGCCCTCTGTGAGAACCATGCAGTTACATAAGACAGTTATCTTTCCAGAGTTGAAGTCCTTTAGGATTTGTTCTCTTTCTTCATTATCAGTATCCCCATCTAGGTGACCTGCTTTGATCCCATTATTCTTGAATGTTTCCATTAGATTCTGAGAATGCTTTACACCTGATGCAAACACTAATGTCTGCTTACCCTTAGCTAGATGCTTCCATGTTGCTACAATGTCTCCTACAAGTTTAGGCTGATCCATTCTATCACTCAATGACTTAGAGTTGAAGTCTCCTCCTATCACCCCGATTCCTTTTAGATCTGGAACACTTGGTGAATAGTACGAGACATCTACCAAAGAACCGAGTTTAGTTAGTTCTTTAATGCTTGGAGCTGACACCATATGCTCATAAACACTTCCCAAACCTTCTCCGTTACCCCTTACCGGGGTAGCAGTTAACCCTATCAGTAGACTGTCTTTATATAAGTCTATTATCTTTAGGTAGGTATTTGAAAGGGATCTATGGCATTCATCAATAAAGATGACATCTGCTGGTGGGAGCTTCATTTTCTTAGCATTGATAGCTCTTGCTCTTAGTGTATCTACAGAGGCTATTTGTACTTTATAGACATCATTGGCTCTATGATTAGCCATTATGATTCCATGTGATATATCAGAGGCTTCTAGCTTCTCTGATGCTTGTGTTATTAACTCTCTTCTATGAGCTAAGAAGAGTACATTTAAGTCATTCTTAACGAAGTACTTGACTAAAGCAGCTGCCATTACTGTCTTTCCAGCTCCTGTAGCTGCTTGTAGTATTACTTTCTTCTTTCCCTGTTTATGAGACCTGACCAGTTTGTTCAGGACATCTTTCTGGTATTGTCTCAGTACAAAGCTCATCTCCTAAATGTGTTGTACAGAGACACACTGACAAAGGCTGTGAAGTATAGTATTAGAAATAGTTCCATGTTGTTTCCTTATTGTTTGTTTAGTTTAATTAGGGTTGCATTGTAAGTACGAAGTGCAACAGCTTCGGAGCAGTTTATACAGTCGACTTACTCAACTGTTATCTATTGTGTATCTATAGACTAGAACGGTACATCTTCGTCATCTAGATCTGCTGTTACTTCTGACAGAGATACCTTGTCTTGCTTCTTGAAGTCAAAGGTTGGAACGAATTCATCTCCACCATCAGCTGTGTATTCAACTAACTCAAGGATTTGAACGGCTTCTAGACTAGCGGTTGAGCCAGTTGATGTAGCAGTCTTCCAATCGTGTACTGAACACTGGATGTTACATATAGTTCCATTGCCTAGTAGACCCGTGTAAGGGTTTCCATAGGTATCAACAACAATTACAGGCTTCTTAGGTTGCCCCTTGTAGCCAAAGGTTGATGTCTTGCTTAGCTTAATAGTCTTAAGACCATCTTCTAGAACCAAGTCGTGATCACGGTCACGCTTGAACTTAGGGTACATTCCCTTCTCCTTCCAAGCATCAGCCTGTTTGTCATCTAAGACAGCGATAAGATTCCAGCTATCTGGCTTTGGCTTATCGTCATCTTGCATAAATGGGGGCTCTGGGTTATTTGGATCCAGCTTTGCCCACATTACTTTTACATTGTTAAATTCATATGTTTTAGACATATTTATTCTCCTTTATTATCGAGCTTAATTGCTCATTTGTTACCCTTTATAAACAACAAGGGCTGCATCGATACTCTAGTGTGTGGTAGGTAGAGTCCGATACAGCTATTTATTTCTATTGAATATCCCTACCACAAGATATTCAAAGATGATTTTGGGTTGCTCTCGCTTCCCTCTATAAGGGCACAATAGGAATTTCCCTTGCTACGTAAGGCCTGTAGCCGTTTAGCAGAAGAAATATTGTGACTCCTTAATTTGCTCTAAATCCAAACTTCCAGATCTAGGTTCTGACACATTGAAACCATCATCTGAATGCACAAACTGATCCTTCATATTTGCGAATACATCATTGTTATACATTCTGATAAATACAGACTTAGTTATCTCCAATAGTTTATCAACATCGTCCGCATGGACAGAGAAGCTATCATGGATTGCCCCAAATGAGGTAATTCCTTCTTCGTTTAGTTCGTTGATTACTAAGGACATATGTGCTGCATCCATTGAATGAACGTAGTTGGGACTAATCCCAGATACTATTTCATGGATAGCAGGTTTGTCTGTTACTTCTCGATAGATGATATCGATGCGTTTCTTACAGAAGCTGACTACTGCCCTCTTCTTCTTTGTTGCCCATTTCTCAGACACAACTTCAAACCCACTTAGAGTCTCCCATTGTGCTGATTTATAGCCAAGTTCTTTAATCCTATACTTTGTTAGTGCTTGCAGGTAGTTCTTAACAGCCACTGGCCCTGAGCATAACGAGTTATAGGTTTCAACAAGGTCTTTAGCTAATTGATTAGCTACTGTTCTTGTTATGTTGTATTTAGCTGTCATTCCAGCGTCATAGCAATCCGTATAGATGATATTAGCAATGCATCTAACTCCTGCATCATATGCTTTGGTCATTGTTCCTCGCTTACTAATACCCTTGCGAATCAACTTCATTGGAATCTTTGAAAGTAGTAAGCCTAGGTCATTACCAACATTGGCGTTGATTATTCCTTTAGCTACTACAATGTAGAAATCAATAGGCTTCTCTTGAGGCATTAGCCCTACCATAGATCCTGCTATTTCATCTTTACTCATAGCTGCTAGATGCTGAGTTCCATTTACAGAACCATCTATAGCTATTGGTATTTGAGAGTAGTAATCTCCTTCTTCGGCTAAGTATTGAACAACTTCAAAGCATAAGGATAGAAATACCCAAGGCTTCTCAGCATTCATCCAAATCTCTTTAGCTTCTATCGGATCCATTGCTACTTCTAAGAATATATCTAAGTTATCTTCAGCCCAGTTAATCCTATCCTGTAATGTCATCTTATCTACAGACATGTCTGGCACACCATCAGATTCTAAATCTGTGATGTAATCGGATTCTGTCCATTTGATATTCTTAAGTTGTTCAACTTTGAAAGTCTCATTAAAGCTGTTGGCTATATGAACAAGTAAGTGTTTGTATCCTGTGTCTGTCATAAGCTTCTTCTCAGCAAACATCAAATGACCTCTTGCAAGGTCTGATGATTGATAAGAGAAGTATGGATCACGAGCATATACTCTTCCCCTAAAGTCCAGGAAGCTAGCTAAATAGAACTTATATCCTAACCATCCAGGAGCTTGTTCTGTTCCATGAATAGTATTCAATATAAACTCATCTCTATTTGTTTGAGATTGAGTCTTTAAACATAGTTGCTTAGCTTGCCATTGCCTATTCTTCTCTTCGTATACTTTTGAGCATTTCTGGATTTGTTTTATTAGTTTTCTCATCTGGGGACTGTTTGGTTGCAGTTTCTTCTTCTGTTTTTCATACTTAACCATCTGAGCCTCAATAACCTTAACTTGAGAAGAGCTACCTAAGTGAGGTTCGAATAAAACATCATTGAGATATAGTTCTACATCCTTATATTGTTTATTGTCATCTTCCCTTTTAATGTCACGAGCTTCAAATTTGACGATACAGCCATCTTTTGTGTTTAGCCTAATGCTACTATCAATTAATGAAGAAGTAAGCGATTTGGACACTTCCGCTACCTTAGGATTGATTTCCCATTGAACTTGCTCGATGTTATTCACAGCTTCCAGATATGGCTTTGTTTCTGATATCTTTGTAGCTCCTTTGATTAACCTATCTTCAACTCCAAGCACTACTCTCTTGTTAGAATCCCATTTAGGATACTTTCTAGAGGATATGCCTATCCTTTCCTTGACTAAGAACTTGATTCCTTTGAATCTTGATCCTATCTCAAGATGGTAAGGCTGAAACCTAATACCAACCTTTTTATCATTTTCGATAAGATGTTCATAGGACATGTATTCTTCTCTGTGTAATGAAACATAGTTGTTATCAATTAAGGATTCAACAATCAAAGAGCCTAGTTGTATTGATTTGTTGGTTGCTATCTTCTTTAAACCAAGAGTCTTTGCCGTTATCTCTCCAATCTTAACAAGGGAGTTTGTTAAAGGGACTTTGCCTTCATGTCTGCAGAAAGAGTAGGTTAGGAAGTTAAAGGTATCGGCTACTATTGAATATGATCTGAAATCATCTCTTAAGCATTTGGCATCCCTAAACACTTGGACTGCTATTCTTTTGTTGTTCTTATAATCAGTTACAGTTTCTTCAATAGCCCATACTATTTCTTGTATCTTGAATTCCACACATCCTCCCCTTTAGTTAGTTTCTATACTTACAAATCCCTCGTCTTTCTCTGTATCCATTCTTGCCATTAGAATATCATTCTGATCTTGTCCTACTCTGTCTGGAATAAATACCCAAGCCTCAATTCCCTTAACCATTAGTCGCTTTCCTAGCTTGTATGCTGCAGCCTGACCTGTGAAGTTACGGTCATTATCAGCATATATCCATACTTGATTAACACCTTCTGGCGGCACGAAGTTCTCTAGGCAACTAGCATTCATTGCAGCAAATGCAGGTAAGCCAGAGTCTTTGTGAGCAGCGTAAGCAGATTCAATCCCTTCTGCTATACATATCTTATCTTCGAAGTCAGTATGAAGCCTAATTGCTGCACCAGATATTGTTCCTTTAGGGCTCATTATCTTTCGTGCTGGGTCTACGTCTGCCTTCTTACCATCTTTAGTATATGTCAAATGGTATGACACACCTTGACCCTTCCAATCTTGGATAAGAGCAACCAATACCTCGTACTCACCTTGACTCTTCATCTCTTTGTAGAATTTAAGGTTTGCTTGTTTGAGTCCATCAGGGTAAGTATCAAAGCCTCTAGACTCTAAGTATTTAGTAACCGATGTGTAGCCCATTAGGTTAGTTGCTTTCTTAGCTACTGCCTTTAGAGCAGGTACTGGATTAAATTTAGGATTGTCTACTGCAATTCCTCCAGTTATTCCAAGTAGCTTTTTAACTTGTTTAGTTGCTGTTGAGAAACTAATGTCGAAGTATTTCTGAATGAGAGTCCAACCATCTCCATTACCACAACCTCTACAGATGTATAAGCCATCGTTGTTATAGTCTGTGAATCTGTATCTATCTTTGCCACCGCATAGTGGACATGGCCCGTTCTTTCCGTTTAAGTACTGCTCTGGTAGTCCAAGCTGTTTAAGCACTTGAAACCATTTCCCTTTAACTTCTTCAGTTACGTCTTTTCTCATGTTTTCTCCCAAGTAAGTTTAAATTTTAACATTAGTGCTTAAGGTACGTTATGTTTTTAATTGACGCATCCCAGCATTTAGTGCAACCCATACATTGACCATTAGTTTCAAATGCTCGGCAAGTTGCTTTGTCTGGATTTGTTGTGACTGTAGATGTGTGTTTGTACTTTGGTGGTATCCCATCAATCATACTGCCGCTCAAACGTATAATTAAATTCTTAGGAACCTTTCCTTTGAAGTTCTTGATTAACGAGGATTCCTTTGTTGGAAGCCAATGCTTGATCTCAGGTGTTTGTTTAGCTACTTCAACAATCTTCTTAAGATGATCCATATCTTGAATGTCACCACTATCATGATGTCTGAAGAGTCCAGAGTTTACGATTCGTTTCTTGTTCTTTAATATGAATACCCATGCCTTTACCCAACTATCATCAGATATAAGCTTAGTTCTACGTTGTAGAGCCTTCTTAACATTAGAGAATCTGTAGTTACCTTTACGTGCATAACAATCGTAACAAACAGATCCTTTAATGGTTGATAGTTTACCTCCTGCCTTACAGTCGAATGCTGATAGGTTGCTACTACATGTGTCTAGTTTAGATGTCTTAGCTACGCCTCCAGTAATCTCTTCAGCTGTCTTTAATGTTGTTATTTCTATGTTCATGTTATTTCCTGTTAGTTATGTATAATGGAAATCGATGGATCGTCCCGTGTTCTCCCAAGAACTACTACTCTCCTCAAGAATAGATTCGATCCATCACCTAATTAATGCAAGAACCCTTGTAGTTCTTCGTAGACAAATTGTGAATCATCATTCAATTCTTCTACTTCTTCTTCTGTTAACTTGACTCCAGTGTCTTTGAATTCAGCTTCAATTATGAAGGAATCTTCAAACTCTGGGTATTGGTCAGATTGCCAATCCATGTCAATTACCGTTATGTTATTAGTGTCAGTCATTACTCATTCCTTTGTTTATTACTTTAAAACCTGGTTTAGACAGGTTATCCCATTTAATAACTGACGGTGTGATTAATTTCATACTCACCCTCCAGTATCTTATTGGCTAACATCTCAACAACTTCAGTTAACTCCTCACTTAGGTAATCATCTAAGTCCATAACTACCTTACCTTCAATACGTGATAGGCACAGCAACACTCTCATTATTTCTTGTTTATTCATTATTATTCTCCTTCTTCATTTGCCTATCTAATTCATTCCAATAGTCATTAGCATTGCTTAAACAAGCACTAACTCTTTCTGATACACGATAGCCCAGCTTAGCTTCATTACAATATAGTAATAGGTATCTTTCAGTGAACTCTTTCTTATCCATCTTTATTCTCCTCTGGTTCGTAATACCAGTATTTCTGACTAGTGTTGTAATGAAATAAGCCATAGAAGTTACCTACTAAAGTAGCATCATTTATAAGCCACTTACTATAAGCGCCATACATACCTAGGAAGTAAATATTACTAAACCCCCTATCATTATCTCTCATTACTACCTTATCCCCTTTAGGGATTTCATGTTGTTTTATTGTCTCTTTCATTCTTATCTTCCTTTGGCTTTAAGATCCAAGTCTTGCCTTTCTCATCATATACTTCTCCATCTGAATCATTCTCTACATCCCATTCTGTGTAGAAACAAGTTTCTTCAAGAAATAACCATTCTATTAAGCAGTCTGCATTACAGAATGTATATGTTGATTCCCATAAATGACCAGTATTCATACCACAATCACAGTTATGGCATTTCCTTGCGAATAGTTCCATTACCTACCTCCTTCAAACATTAACTTATCAGCCATCTCATCTAAAGATTCTCTAACATATATAAACTGAGAGTTTATAAGATTAATCTGAGTCTCATTACCTGTTATTCTTAACCATTGGACTTGTTCAGGATTAATCCACATAGAGCCTAAACCTCCTGATGCTACTCTGCCCTCGGTATGATCTACACTTTCTATCTTAACTAGCATCTTCTTTACTCCTTATATAATTCAGCACGATCTCTTCCTTTTGTAACTCTTCTAGGTGTCCAATCAAAGTTCTTAGAGCAAGTGATGCACCAAACGCCTCAGCACCCGAGTGACTATCATTAACATCTGCTTTGAAGTCATCTTTAATATCCTTTGCTATTCTCTTGAGTTGTTCAATAGTTATATTCATATTTCATCCTTACAGATATTCTCAATCTTGTTTAATACACGTCTGAGCTTAATGTTGTTATTAATCAAATGGTTACATCCTTCACTCTCATTAATAAATCTATCCCAAATATCACCAGTAAATCCACTCGTAGCAATATCCCCTACATCAATATCGGTTAAGGTGCTGTTGTTGTACTTAATAAACCTTGCGAGGTTCTTGTTCTCGTAGGCTAACATATCACGCTCTTCTTTCAACTCTTTAGTTTTGTCCTCTGCTATATCTCTATTAAGGTAAGCACTATCACGTTCTTGTTTCAAATCATCATTATGACTTTCCAATACTCTAATTAACTCTCTAGACTCATAACACTCATTATCGCCCTTAACACAAAAGCGTATACCATTAGGAGCTAGTGTTCTCATAAGTTCACTGACTGTCATATTAATAATCTCAGGTGCAGTCCAACCACTACCCACACCACCAGCTCTATTGACACTATCTATTAAACTAGCTTGCATCTCTAGTACGTTCTCTGTTAAATCTTGTCTTTGCTTATCCATAATATTTCTCCAAGTAATCAATAACATTGTCCTGCATATCAAGTAAGGTTCTTGAATCTAAGCCCACAGTAGATAATAATTCATCTACTGTTAACCATTTCTGCCTAGGGTTTTCTATCTCTAATAGTAGATCTCTTACAGAGAATGCATCGTTTAATATTTCATTCTTTTCCATCTTCGTCTAGCTCCCTGGTTAATTGTTTAATTTCTTCTATTAGTGGCTTAATATGTTTGAAATATTCGTCCGTTGAAAAGTCATCATTTAAATAAGCTTCTCGTAGTGGTTTCATATCTTCATATAGTTTATTCAATCGTCTTAATGGTTTAATTTTCTTTTCCATTTTCATCTCCTGTAATCTCTTCAATTGTGTATATCTTAGCTCCACCATATCTAGCATTACAACCCCAAGTATCTTCATATGCTTCTTGGTAGGCTAGCTCTGTAGCTTGTGCTTCATCACTAGCCTCAACTTCTACGGTTAGAACAGTCGTGACATCAACTTCTAATCTATATTTGTTCATAGTTATTCCTTGTATTCTACTTTTTCTACATATCCAACACCTGCAGCTTGAACTTGTTGGTGAAACTTATCAGGATTATCTTCAAACATTTGTTGAACCATTCCTATTGCTTCATCTTGATTTCTTGCTTCTACTTGAGTTTCCACACTACTAAAGTCGATTGTGACGTTGTATTTATCCATGGAGAGCCTCCTTTTCATCACTGTAATGCTTTGGTAGGCATACAAGGTTATCTTCGTAATGCTGGACGATGGTGTTGTACATTACATATACTGCTGTTGTAGCAAATATTCTGTCCTCAGCTGGCAAGCCTTGGATGACCATATCTGCATATTGCATTGCTTCTTCGATGTTGTCTTTAGTTGCAAACAATCCATGTTTCTTTAGTTTCATATCTTCCTTCATGTTATTTCTCCTTGTTTAGATATAATGTTTTCCTTTGTTAATAGTATTGATTCATCTTAGCACCATGTACTTCAATGAACTTATCACTGACATACCTATCAATATCAGTTAATTGGTTTTCCCAACTTCTCCCAAGATTAGCTACCTCTTCATCAACGAATGAGAACCCATCATATAATTTCTGGGTTAGTATCATTTTGGTTGGAGACTCTTCTACTAACTTGTCCATATAAGCTAATTGTTTCTTATTAAATTTCATACTTCTTCCTTGTTTAGTTAACGAATGTCATTGCATCAAACTCTTGTCTTATTGAATGATCCGATTCTGTCCAGTCCTCTATCCGCGCATTGGCATCTTGGAAGACATGCTTAGGTAACCCCTTGATATTAACTTTTGATACCCAGCCTTCAACTAGCGTTTTAGCCTCTTCGAGAGTTTCTGCTTCTACTCCCACCCAATCATGCAGTTGTATTTCATATCTAATTTCATACATCTTCTTCATGTTATTACTCCTTTAATATTAACAAAGAATCCAACAATGGACACAACGAGGAACGAGGCCGTGTCCATAGTGAATCACCTTTTATTTCTTTAGTTTTAAGAATACAACTCTAGAGTCTTTTGATCCTTTAGTTGTTTCTATTAGATCTTTCTCTTTCAATTCTAGAACAGCTCTTTTAATAGTAGAGAATGACAAGTTCTTGAAATATGGATGCTCTATGATTTCATTGATATAAGCGTTGTCTGGCTTCCAACCAATGTATGCTAGGACTTTAAAAGCTGTACCCGACAAATGATTGAGATTATTTATATCTTGGTAATGCTTAAGTAAGGTCATGTAGTTCCATGCTAGTTTCATATCTTTGTTCTTCATTCTACTTCTCCTGTAACAGTTTGATTATTAACGATATTTCATGTGTTTCATCACTACCCAGCCTGTCTGACCAGCTAAGTAATGATGTTAGCTTTCTAATAGCTATATCTCTGTTAATGTCTTGTTTCATTGTTAATCTCCTTGTCGTTGTATTCCATAGATTCTGTTAGTTGATATGCCATCCATGCTGCGGCAATTGCCATGATTACTTCTACTACATCCATTCTCTTTTCTCCTTTATTGTGTCTAATTTATCTTGTATTGAATCCCAGTAACCTTCCTTTGATTGAAAGTTAATAATTCCTTGAGCTTCGTCTGGGAATGCTTTAACTAGTCGTTTCTGATTGCTGGTGTCAGCATGTGCAATACAGTCGGCTAGTTTGCTCATAAAGCCCCCTAGTCTTCTGTATTGCCAATCAACTACGAATTGTTCGCTTTTATTTAGCTTTATTTCTTTGTTTAGTTCTATTACGTTAGTCATAGTTGTACTCCCTACTTGTTACTGTTAATGTTGAACAATCAATGACATACGTGCCATTGTTTCCGTTGTCGTAGTCCATTTGACCTACAATTCCTACACCAAGTGATAAGTTTCCTGGAATCTCATTGTTAATAACGCCAATCAGCCTTGCTTTGGCGTATTCTGAGTCTCCTTCCCTGCCTTTCATTACTTTTCGTGTTTTCTTTAAGTAATATTCTATGCTGCTTGGTGATCCGTTCCAATGTAAGTAAATACCCACTGCACATTCACTAAACTTCTGTGTAGGCAGTTCTCTTAAACATAATACTGCTCTGTTTCCCATGTTGTTTCTCCTTGTTTATAGTTCTGCCTCAAAGTAGCAATCAGTTTCAGGATTGTCCTTTAAGAATTTCTGAATCTGTTCTCCAAGTGCTAGTCTTGCATACCATTCAAGTTGTCTTCTAATAGCATCTTGGTTGATTACTTCATCAAACCTTTCTTTCCAGTGCTTGATTATCATTTCATCGTTATAACCGTTGTTTTCTTCAAAGAATTGATCAAGCCTCTCTTTCCAGTTGTTTAGTTCCTTAAGGCATTCTTTGATTCCTTCTTCTACGTTGTTATCGTCACGGTCTACCATGTAGTTAATGTAGTTGTTGTTTTCTAGAGCTCCAAAGAACTCTCCGTCTTGAGATGATTGAACACCAAACCAGAACTTTCCTTCGATGTCGCCATTGTAATATCTACCCATGTTGTTTCTCCTTATTAACGTATTCATCTAGTTGGTCGAATACTGCTTGTTTACTTCCTTTAAATCCAAACTCTTTCTTTACTTGGGCATATACGCTTTGTTTAGAATGCTTTATACCCATTACTTCTAAGCCTAGTGCAGCTCTTAGTGCTATAAGTCTAAATAGATTTGTGTTTGTAATCATTGTTCCCATGTTATTACTCCTTTAATTAAAGACCTTCTGAGTCTCTTTCTCTATATTCAGTTTCCTTTGCAGAAAACTCCTTGTCTTCAGGCGAAAGACGATGGTCGCCTAAATAGAACTCCATCTTTGCTTCTTCAGCTATATCTCCTATATTGTCTCCCATTGAATCCCATAGGAAGTCAATTAGGGAATTAGTAATGAAATGATGGATATCAACAATATCCTTTTCTTCTTCTAGAAGCTCAGGATCTAATCCCATGTGTTCATCTACATAGCCTTTAAGAGCTCTAGGCATTACAGATTTAAAGCGTCCATAGGTATTGTCTAGCTGAGATTGTAGTTTGTTGATTAGCTCGTTATTTGTTTCCATACATTAACTCCAGTTTTGCATCCGTCATGTATCTATCTACATCTTGGATTAAGGTTTCATAATCTCTAAGCTGTTCTAACTTATCTTGAACATCTTGAGGTAGTTGATCCCATCCTAGATAGTCTTGAAAGTATCTATTCAGGATTTGCTTTTGAGGCTTACTTAGTTTTCTTGCCATTACGTTTCTCCATGTCTATATGTGCATAAATAAGGAAGGCCAACCAAAGCATTGACCCTATTATTAATAATTGAGCTATTAATTGTTTATCCATAGCTATAAGAGTCTTGAGACTATTGCTTGGATAACTTCATCGATAAGATCTTCTTTATCAATCTTAAATTCTTTTAGCTTTTCTTTAACTTCATCTTTCATCTCCTTTATTTCTTGTTTCATGTCGTATTCTAACTCTTCAATCTTGTCCTCTACCTGGTCATAGATAGTGTCGTCAATGTAGGATTTGTCAGGTGTATCTTGTGTTGCCTTATCAACCATATCTGCAATCATAGAATCTATAGTCTGATTCTCGTATATAGATTGTTTGTTTCTAAGAGAAGCAATTGTTTCATCTCTATGTTCGATGGTTTGTTCAAGTCTACGTACTTGATCTCTTAATAGATCTGCTTGAATTACTTCATTACCTAGGATTGTTTCAATTTCTTTATTTGTTTCCATGTTATTACTCCTTTATATTGTTATGATTAGTATGATTAAAGCCCATACAATAGCGGTTACTGCCAAATAAGGTAGCTTGACGTTTCTATGAGCAGGGTTTAGTCCTATTCTGAAACATCTCACACCCCAAATACCTATTGATAGCATTACACCGACAAGAGCGGTTACTATTGTCCAATGAAAGCTCACGTATATATTTGCTAGATCCATGTTCTATTTCTCCTTTGTTGTTGATTTACTGTCTAACCAGTCTAAGAATCTCCATATTGCCTCTTCTGAGGGCTCTGGTTTCTGTGCTGCTTGTTCTATATCATCTTGAGAAGGACTTCGGTCTTGTTCGATATTGTCCTCCTGCATTTCTATATCTAGGTTTGAAAAGTAACCCATGTTATTTCTCCTTTAATTGTTCAGTTAGTTTTTCTAACTCAGTTTCTACCATTGGTTGTGTCCAAACAAGACCTTCAAGTTGATGCTTTGTGTAAAACTCTTTCAATGAGTCTTTTACTAAAGTGAGATCTACAGCGTCGCCACCATGAATACAATCAAATCCAATAAACCAGTCATCTTCGATTCTATCTGTGAATGTAACACCTCCATGAACTGTTATTGATTCAAATTGAGGATCTTCATAGTAAAGTTCATATAGATTATGGTCTTTAGGTATCTTTACGTATCCACATCTATGTCCAGACTCAACTGCAACGACCATTGTTTCAAAGTCGTTGTACGTGTTGCTGCTTTCGATATTCATGTTATTTCTCCTTTAATTGTTTTCTAGATCCTTAACAATCGTGTCCCATATCCAGCATCTGAATTGAGAAGGTTTGTATTGGAATTCTAGGTTTGTTTCAAGTTCTTCTTGGAAGTCCCACATAAGCATTTGCATGTCTGCATGGTTGTTATGTAGCCATTTAGTTACTTTGATTTGAATAGCTGTTCTTGTTTCTGCTTCATGCTTTGCCATGATATCTCCCAAGTTAATTGTATCGTTGATATGTGTTGTAGGTACTATTGTACCTGGTTTATTCTTAACCATGTTATTACTCCTTGTTAAATGGTCTTGCTTCTTTGTTGATGCCTTTCCTATTGTTGTAGGTTCTGGCTCTACGTAATTCACCTCCAGTCTTAAGGCAAGATGTTGTTCCTGCATCAAGTTCTCTTAGTGCGCTCATAGGTAGAACTATGGAATCATCTCCCACAATTTCTACATCATCATTGATTGTGGCAACTAAGCGAACATTTCCCCAATAATGTAAGTTGAATGTTTCCCCATCCCAGTTAGCGTTTGCTACTAGTTCGGTAGATCCGTCTTCCATTTGTACTGTAAACAGCATAATATTCTCCTTAAAGTCCTAAACAGACATTCTTGCGAATGCCTGCTATGAAAGGATATTTAGAACGGCATATCCACAACAGGCTGTTGAGATTGTCCTGAAGCTTGCTCTTGATTGTTATCTTGAGCTTGCTGTACAGGAGCTTTATCTAACATTTGTAAGATGCCTTGATAACCTGCAACAACAACTTCAGTCACGTATTGTGTGATGTTGTCCTTGTTTACAAAGCTACGATGGTTGAGTTTGCCTTCTACATACACTTTAGAGCCTTTCTTAAGGTAAGTGTTAGCAATATTAGCAACATTACCTCTGAATACTACTCGGTGTACTTGATGAGCTTCAACCTTGTTTCCTTGTGTGTCTTTGTAAGATTCATCTGTGTAGATGCTTACGTTTGTTAATGAACCGCCATCCTGGAATACTTTGATTTCTGGATCTGCGCCTAAATTACCTACTAGAGTTACTTTATTAATTGACATGTTAGTCTCCTAATTGATTGCAATATGCACACTGTCGAGGCTATCCTCTCTCGATACATATTGCTGGTTATAAAGATGAAGCGTGATTGCTTCGTAATACACACTGGTTTAGACAATGCATATTAGGAAGGAAAAGCAGTTTGGGTACTTAATGTACAGTCATGCTTAGGACTAGTGGGACAGTCTGCGTGAGCCTTTCGGTCTCTATGTCATCTGTGTGACAGAGGCAGTCCCTGTAGAGGAGGCAGTTTTAATTCATACCTAGGAATATCAGAGTGTCGGCTATTGATTCACTAAAGGATTCGCCACATCCACCAGTCACTATTTAAGATGCATAATGCGGAACTGTGTGAATTACACTATGCAAATGATTGGCACTACTAACTTACTCGTTGCCTATTAATGTATTTAGACATATGATTGTTGCTTGTTTATCGTTAGTATGGAATAGTTCCTCATGCAAACGAAACAAAGGAGAGTCTTCATGATCTCCAAGTTTGATTAGTTTGTAGTAACAAAGTTTATAAGATATTTTAGATAATAGTTTGTACACGATAATACTCCTTAGTTTAGTTAAATAATTCACACATTGGACACAATCGAGCTCGCCCTTTAGCTCGTGCCGTGTCCATACGATACCTCTGAAACTACAATTTGCAACCCCAATGATTGGAATCGTGATGCTTGTAGAATGTGTAGATGTCGAAGAACTCCTCGCCATCACAGTACTCTCCTGCAGGAATCCCTACTTCTATACTGGCATACGTGTCTGTTACTGAAGCGTCAGCAAGAACTTCTGTTCCTGTGTCGCCTCTTGTATCGATGATGTGTTGAACGAATTGAGCAGTTGTCAAGCCAGACTTGATGAATGCTGTTGTTAGCTGAGAAGCTAATAGATCGGTTGAAATGTTACGCATAATAATACTCCTTAGTTTAGTTAAATAATTCACACATTGGACACAACGTGTCCATAGTTATCCACATAGTTATCAACAAGTTATCCACAGGTTTTACAGAGTTGTGGATAACTCCTACAGCCCTTATGTACCAAGGGAAATTCCTATTGTGTCCTTATAGAGAGAAATAAGGACGGACTATGACGAGCTGAGATGGGCACAGCTTCGAGTCCCTAATGCCCACATTAGAGATCATAGTAGAATCAGTAGAGATGCTATGGTGAGCTTAATGCTAACTAAGTAGATTTCGATTACGACCCACATAAGACTCAGAGATGAGTTAAGTGAATCATAGAGGGAAAGTATAGAATCTGTGAAGATTCAATATAGTCTGCTTAGTTAGCAATGAGCTTACCTAAGTGAATATAGTTGGTAGGATTCAATGAGACCAGTGATGTATCTATGATGGTCAATGATGATACATCCAGTGTCTCATTAGTCATTAGTTGGTTGACAAATAGCTTAATACCACTCTGACACCCCTAAGATGCTCTCTAGAACACTACAGGAACAGCTAGCTTGCTTAATAATTCCTATTGTGTCCTTATAGAGGACAGTAATATGCCCCTAGAAGCCCCCAGATTGTCGATTCTGGACGACTTTATGCTCAAGCCATACCAATGGTAGGCTAAGACACAAAGATGCCCTTATTCGGCACTTAGTCAGAGTCTAACTGAAGTATTAACTCTGAGTCCTTCCAAGAGATGACGAATGCAAACCTGTCAGACTCTAGCATGTATACACCAGAGCTCAGCTTAGACCACCACTTAGACACTTGAACGTGCTCGGCTAATGATCTCATTAGTCTTCGGTGTTCGTTGGTGTGCAGCGTGACCTCTGTGGTCTTGCCTTGCTTGCGGTTACGGATGAACTTACCGATAGCTCGCTGAGCCAAGTTGCCTCTGTTAGGTTCGATGTGATACTTAAGTCCCTCTACCCATAAGATTGTTGTGTTGATGTCCATGATGTTACTCCTGTGTTGTTAAAAGATGAGCAGTCTCGTCAGTAGTACTTGCTCAAGGCACTAGACACCCGAAGGTGTTTCGACTTAAAATGGAATGTCTTCGTCATCTGGAACTTGAGGCCAGTCTTTAAGTTCAGGGTCTTGACGGTGAAAGTTGTCCCACCATTCGTTCCAATAGGCTTCTTCATCTTTGATAAGATCATGAAACTCTTTGACGTGCTGATCGTGTTTAGTATGTGACATAGATATACTCCTGTGTTATTAAAAGATGAGTCAGTGTAGAACTCACACAATGGACACAAGAGCTTGCTCGCCGTGTACATCTTGGACTCTCAAGGATTAAGGGGGGTGTCAGAATATATCGGGGGGTGACTATAATATATATAACCCATAGACGATGCACAGATATAATTCTAAGATTAGTACACAGACGATGCACAGATATAATTCTAAGATTTAACTAAGGAGAAACATATGCCAAGAAAGAAGGCCACTATTGAAGCAAGACTGAAAGCCGCAAGGGACGGTGGAGAGAGACTTAAGGAAGCTGGGAAGCCCTATAGATTCAAGAAGGGAGTATCAGGGAATCCTGGGGGAAGAAAAGCTGGATCCAAGAACAAGATGAAAGAGGTTCCTTCAATTGAACAAGCTATGAAGCTTATGATGATGGAGGATGGTAGTATTGCTCCTTCTACGTATCTCATGATGCTGCTACAAAGGAACGTGGCTCAGAACACTTCAGCAGGTGATAAGATGGCTCTGGATTGCATTAGAGAGATTAATAAGTATACTGAAGCATCTAAGGATGCCAAGGAAGCGAATAAGAACAATGTTGAGGATTTGACTAATAGGGAAATCGAAGAAAGATTGTTTAAGATTGTTAATGACTAAGGAGGTGAGAAAATGCAAAAGCTGATTGATTTGTTGAGAGATATCATTGCATGGTTTAAGAAGATTTGGAATGAAACAGGGGAATGGACTCCTTCTGTTGTTGAAACCAAAGAAGTTAAGAAAGGTAGAGGGCGACCTAAAGGCTCTAAGAATAAGAAGAAGTAATGGTTGCGAATAGAGAAGCATCAGAGCTACTTGCTGAGTTAGAGAAGCGTAAGATATGGAAGCGTTGGAAGAATGATCCAAAGGCTTTCATAGAAGAAGCTTTGATGATATATCCTAAGGATGCCGACAAAGGTTTAATATCTTTGAGAATTAATAAGGCTCAGGAAGTAGTAGTTGATGAGTACAACAGGCAGATGAAAGAAATCGGCTATGTCCGAATGATTATCTCCAAGTACAGACAGGCAGGATTCTCAACCATTAGTTCTGCTTTAATATTCCATAGAACATTGTTTTATAAGAATACTAGGGCGGTAATTATTAGTTTGGACAAGCCCACTACTGAGAGTATCTTTAGTATGTCTAAGACATTCTGGGATAACCTTCCAGATAATATTAAGCCAGAGTTAGGGGTATCGAATAAGCGAGAGATGGTCTTTAAGGAGAATGATTCTAAATTTAGACTATTCACAGCTGGTGCAGATAACCCAGGACGTGGTACTACTAACACAGCATTGCTATGTGATGAAACAGCTTTCTTCCAGAATGCTGATAAGGTGATGGCAGGACTGTTTCAGTCCGTGGCATTGACTAAAGGTAGTATTATTATTATCAATAGTACGTCTAATGGTGCACAAGGTGTGTATTACGATTTGTGGAACAAGGCAGAGAAAGGGGAAAGCAACTTCACACCTTTGTTTGTACCTTGGTATCTACAAGATGAGTATAGGTTACAATGTCCAGATAACCTAGAGTTAACGAATGACGAAGAAGGGTTAAAGGAAAGATGGGGCTTAGATAATGAGCAGATCTTTTGGAGACGGATTAAGATTGCAGAGACATCCACAGCGATGTTTAAGCAGGAATATCCGTTTACAGCTGAAGAGAGCTTCCTACAAAGTGGTAGCTCAGTATTCAGTAAGGAAGTCTTGGATAGGTATGTTCCTTGTGACCCTGAGAGCATCAGAGAGTATAACGATGATTATTCAGCTTTTGACGAATCAGGGGAAGGGAATCTTTCTATTTGGCAGGCCCCACAAAAGGATTACAAATATTTAATCGGGGCAGATGTCGCGTTAGGTGTAAAGGGAGATTACTCTGTAGCAACAGTAATGAACTCTGATAGGGAAGTGGTTGCAATTTATAGAAGCAATAACACAGACCCTGTTAGATACGGAAAGATATTGTTTTATTTAGGTAGATGGTATAACAACTCGTTGATTTGCCCTGAGGCAAACTCAATTGGTATTGCCACAGTGCAACAATTGTTTGGCATGAATTATCCAAATTTATATCAACAAAGAAAGACAGCTAATACAACTCCAGATAGTATTAATCATCTAGGGTTTAAGACAACATCGGCAACCAGAGCACCAATCATCTCTAATTTAAGGAGATTGATTGAAGATGAAGATATAGCAATTCCAAGTGTGTTAGTAATAGAAGAATTAAGAAACTTCATTATTACTCCAAGTGGAAAGGCAGAGGCTTCAGTAGGGCATCATGATGATATGGTGATGAGTTTAGCAATTACTTGCGAGGCTTATCGAACACATGGGCATGCATTAACAAACCAAACCTTTAGTTGGGGAGAGATTAATTCTCAATATCAAGCCCCAAATACTAAGTGGTTATAAGCGAGAGAGCGAATGAGCAAACATAAGATAGAGAAAGTAGATGACGACATGTTGATCGATTCGATCGATAGAAACATCCGTAACGCCACAGGCGGTTACACAGGATCGTCAGATGCAGCAAAAAGAAGAGAGAATTCAATTTACGAAATGAGTTTAGAGCCCAAGGGAGATTTAGAACCCCAAGGTGTATCTAAGATTGTTTCATCAGATTCAGCAGAGATTGCTGAAGGTTACACCGCACTGTTAACTAAGTTACTACTTGATAACAATAAGTTAGCATTATTCACTCCGTATAGCAATGAAGTGGCCTCAATTAAGGCCTCCCAGATTGCTTCGGATGTAGTGAACTACTGCCTATTCAATTCTAATCCAAATGGCTGGACTAAGCTAGAAACATGGATTAAGTCTGCAGTTGTATTCGGTAACAGTGCGCTAACCTGGGGATGGGAAGAGAGATTTGATTATGAAGTTGAAGAGTACGATACAATTCAACAAGAAGTATTAGATCAAATCCTTTCTGATTCAAATGTTGAGATCGTTGGAGATCTTAATATCCAAGAAAGTGAATTCGTCAACTTGGAGCTCGGTGACACGGTCATCTACGAAGATGTTAGATTAAGACGTAAGATTGACAAGTCTGGAGTTAAGATAACTAATATTCCTCCTGAATCATTTATGATTGATAAAGGGGCGGAAACAGTTTCTGAAGCTAGGTTTGTTGGTTTGGTTACTGACATGACTCGTTCTGAGATCAGAATTAACTGGCCAGACTTTACTGGCGATCTGTCTGAGATGGGCGAAGAAGCTTCGTTTAGAGACTCAGAATGGTCATTAGAGTCTTATGCTCGTAAGCAATCAGCAGGTGTTGATAACTGGAGTAATGTAGATGACGCGGAAGATGAAGCTAATATTTCTATTACTGTTGTTGAATGCTGGATTCGCTCTGACCGTGATGGTGATGGTATTGCTGAATTAAAGCATGTTATTAAGGCAGGTAATACAATCCTTGAAGAAGAAGACTGCTCTTATATCCCAATCGCAATACTTAACCCGATTGAGATTCCACATGAGTTCTATGGTTTGTCATTGTTAGATATGGCTCGTCCACAAACTCAAGCAACAACAGCTATTATGCGTGGATTCGTTGAGAATGTGTACTTCGGTAATTATGGCCGTACATTGGCAGACCCTAATGTTGTTGACTTCGCTGCGTTACAAAACCCGTTACCTAAGCAGATTATTGCGACTAACGGATCTCCAGCTAACGCTATTCAACAACTCACACCTGAGCAAGTAAGCCCAGGTACAGCTGGAATGCTAGAGTTCTTAGGTTTACAGAAAGAGCAATCTACTGGTCTTACTAAGACGGCAATGGGATTAAATGATACATTGTTTGTTTCAGGCAACTCTGAACAGAAGATGGGTAATGCTCAAAGCTCTGCTCAGATTCGTGTTGAACACATTGCTAGACGATTTGTTGAAAGTGGCATTAAAGACTTATGTCGTGGTGTATTGAGAGAGATGAAGGCAAACTTAAAGAATCCTATGCGCTATAAGACGGATAGAGGTTATGCTTCGTTGTCAGTGGAAGATTTACAGATGATGCCTTCAAATATGGATCTTGAGATTCAAGCCAACCTTGGTGAGAATTCAAACCAGAATATGGGTAATAAGTTAAATCAAATCGCTCAATTACTTCCTATGATGGCAGCAGATCCAACTGCATCTCCTTATATCAATTCAAAGGCTGCGTTTAACTTGGCTACAGATATACTGGCTAATATGGGTTTAGATCCTACAAGATTCTTGTTAGATCCTTCTGATGAAGAGGCTCAGCAGCAAGTTGAGCAGAAGCAACAAGAAGCTCAGCAGCAGCAAGAGCAGATTAAGCAAGCAGAAATTGAGAAGGCTCAACTTGATTCTCAAACATCTATTGCTAATATTAGTTACTTGAAGGCTGAGGTTGATAATAAGAAGATTGATAACAAGCGTCAGTTGTTAACCGCTCAAGACGAGTCAAATCGTAAATGGGCTGAGATAGCTGTTAAAGCTCAAGGAACAGAAGGAGCTAAAGTTCCTAGTCAAGTTCCTGTAAACTTTGAGGAATTATATCAAGACACAGAGGAGCAAGAAAAAGAGCAGGCTGAAATTCAACAGCAAGGTGAACAGTTAGCCCAGGCTGCAATGGAAAACCCAGAGCAAGCTATGCAAATGGCACAGCAAGCTGGATTAGATCCATCACAACTGATGGGACAACAACAATAGATGAGAGATAGATGACACAGAAATATAATAGACATCAGGGTTACAAGAAAGACTCTGATGGTAAACCAAAAAAGGTATCGGTTTATGATGATGCACAAAGAACCTTGACTAAAGGCTATCAATGTGATGAAATAAAAGATACCATGACTATGGTAACCGAGGATATTCTCAATCAACTGTTTGTGCAATGGTTAGAAACTAAGCATTTCGAAACAGAATCAAGAGAATTCCTTTATAAGTTGGCTATTAGTCAAGGAGCAGTGATGAAGAACATCGAGCGCTCTATTACTGCTAAAAACAACAAAGCTCGTGAGAAAGAGGATGGATGATGAATGATGTAGAGAGTAAAGCTCTAGCTAGAATTGAATCTAGCATAAAAGCAACATTAAGTACAATAGCTTTAGGGCGTGGGCTAGGTGCTCAGGCAGCTGAACTTAATGACTTGGTGAAAGCGAAAGAAAATATTCTTGCAATGCAGAAGCCTAAGGTTAAAGCAAAGCCAGCTAAGAAAGAGGCTGTGCAAGAAGGTACACTTACATGTGAACATTGTGGTGCTACTGGGTTAACTAAGTTAACTTATGGTAGATGGCATGGTGATAAATGTAAGGATAAGAAGTAAGAGGTTCTATTTAAGAACTAATGATGATTGATTGAGAGGGTTTAGATTTTAAATAGACCCTCCTACGAATAATAGGAGACTATATGTCAGAAATAAATAGCGAAGCTACCCAAACGGATGAGTCGCAAGTTTCGGACTTTGACTTTGACGCTTTGGCGGATGAAGTGCTCGGTACAGACGAGCCTGCTACCCAAGAAAGTGAAGAGGCCACAGAAGAACTCATAGACGATGATCCCATCGTTGACGAGGACGCTGATGAAGTTGATGAAGTTGAGGAAGATGGTGAAGAGGAAGAAGTAGAAGATGAGGATGAGTCTGAGGACGCTACCCAAGAAGAATCTACTGAAGAATCGGAAGAAGACGAAGGTGAGATCGATATGGACTTTGCAGTCCCAGTCAAGATTGATGGGGAAGAAAGTGAAGTAACTATGGAAGAACTTATCGCCAACTATCAGACTAAGCAACATCAGTCAAAGAAAGGGGATGAACTTGCGAAACAGGCAAAAGAGTTAGATGCTTATAAAGCAGACGCTCAGGTATTTGCCCAAATTAACGCACAATTACTACAAGATCAAGATGACAAAGACAGACGAATCTTAGCAGGCCTTGAAAAGAAGGTTGATGAGGCTTACGCTGATGATGACTATGATGCTTCTAAGTTTGAAAGACAACTTAATAAAGCAACAAAGGAATACAATCAACGTAAATCTAACAGAGATTCAATGTTAGACAATATGGGAAGAAAGGTTCAGGAACAGCAAGCTGAGTTCTTTAACAAACAAGTTGAAGAATTTCATCAAGCTATTCCTGAGTTTATCCCAGATTGGTCAGACGATGTGGCTCAAGCCAATAGAGATTTCGCTTTAAAGAGTGGATTACCTGAACAGCTTGTTGACCACATGGTTGATCCAGCAGTTGTAGCGTTTGTGGATAAATACCGAAGACTAGCTGAGACTACTTCTAAGGGAGCTGTTAAACGAAAGAAAGCTCCAGTTAAGAGAGTCGCAACTAAAAAGCCTGTTTCTAAAACGACTAAAAAATCAAACAGAGTCGATCAAGCGAGACAAAGAATTGGAAAAGGCAAAGGATCAGAGAATGATAGTAAGGTTCTCTTTGATAATGTCATTGACAATATGTTTAGCTGATAGGCCTGTAATAATATAAGGATAGCAAAATGGCTACTAAATTTGGTACTTCAACCATATCGGGCAGTTTTACTGCTCAAGGTTCTCAGAAAGAGGATCTAGCAAACTACATCTCTAACATCTCTAGAGATATGACCCCATTCATGTCTTCAATCGGTAAGAACAAAGCTTCTGCGATTACTCACGAATGGTCAACTGATACTTTAGCTGCAGCTTCATTGCAAGCGGCAGTTGAAGGCTCAAGCTTCGCTGAATCAGATGGTCCAGTTGTACAGAAGATTGATAACAAGGCACAGATCTTTACTAAAGGTATCCGTGTTTCCGGTTCTCTTGAAGCTGTAGATAAGGCAGGCCGTAAGTCTGAATTCAAATACCAGACTGAGAAGCGTGGTAAAGAAATCATGCGTGACATTGAGAAGACATTAGTTTCTTCTCAAGTTAAAGGTACGCAAGGTGCTTCAGCTTCAGGCAACATCCAAGCTTACGCACGTAAGATGGGTGGTTACCAGTCATACGCTGGTGTAGCAGAATCTGTTGCAACTGTAGCATCTGGTTCATTAACAGTAACACAAGCTGCTGGTGATGGTTCTAACGTTGCGTCTTCTTCAGGTACTGGTAAGGCTGCTGAGCCATTTACTTTAGCAAGCATCAATGAAGTTCTTCGTGAAATCAACGGTGAAACTTCTGCTGCTCCATCTAAAGTAATGATGTCAACAGCTAACAAAGTAAACTTCTCTAACTTAGTTAATACTTCTTCAATGAATACTCGTAGAAATATTGATGAGAAAGGTAAGTTACGTCAATCAGTTGACTTGTACGAGTCTGACTTTGGCGATGTTGAGTTAGTGCATAACTACTTGATGGATGATACTGAAGTGTTCGTTTACGATCCTTCTCTATTGTCAGTTTCTACTCTTCGTCCGATTCAGTTCCGTGACATCAACGAAGATGGTGACTCTTTACGTTCTTACATGGTACACGAATGTACTTTGGAAGCTAAGAGCCCAAGTGGTAACGGCATCATCATCGATGTTTCTTTAACTTAATAGGTTAAAGCAAAGTTGAATTAATCCCTGCCTTCGGGTGGGGATTATTCTTACCAAGATGGATTCTATGAGTCTGTGTTGATAAGAATAATAATGAGATGAAAAGATGAGAGAAACAAAAGAACAATTATTCCCAGGTTACGAGGTTCACCAAGATGCTAGCGGCATCGGGATTGTACAAGACATTGAGCCTCATTTAGAATGGGCTAAAGAGCAAAGAGAGTTTAGTAAGAAACAAAAAAGGATTGATTCCGGTTTCAAGCCTTTTTGTAATGTTCCCGACACAGTAGCTTTAGACATTATGACGAAATACAACATCAATATACACGATAAGAATATTCAACCAGAAGACATGAAGAAGTTTAAATATATCATGAAGACACAATATCCTTATTTAATGTATTACTAATTTAGGAGCCCTTTTATGGCAACAATTACTAATCAAGCTACATTACGCACAGCAGTTGCGGATTGGCTAAATAGAACAGATTTAACTAATAGCCAGCTTGATCAGTTTATTGAGATGGGAGAGGCTATGATTTATGAGAACCTTAGGGTTCCAACATTAGAAAGATTAGCCACATTTACTGTAGCCGAAGCTGATTCTAGTATCGATATTCCTAATGGATATTTAGATGTTATCGAGTTAAGATACTTAGGTTCTGGCACTTGTTCTGTCACAGCTACTAATCGAGAAGATTGTATAGCAGCTGGTGGAACATGGACAGATTCAGATAAGTCTGATGATATTAACTACCGTAGGGTAGGTACTAAGTCTTTCCATAACAATCAACCTAATTATGCTTTTGTTAGAGAGCTTAATAAGTTCTTACTGACAGATTCAGAAGGTAAGCAAAAGGCTTCAGGTGAATTTAATTTGAAGTATCATTATGCAGAGCCTCCGATTGGAACAGTTATCGGTGGTGTAGAAGTAGCTCCTTATATTCTTGAAGAATATGAGTTAATCCTTTATGCAGCATTAGCTTTCGGTTCATCTTTCTTAGGTGATGGTGAAGCAGAGGCTAGGTTCTTAGGACTGGTAGAGAATAAGATACAAATGTTAAACAGTAAAGCTGCTAGTGCAGAATTGAAAGGTGGTGCTTATACCGCTTCTTTCTCAAGTAGCTTAATTTAGGAGTAGACAATGGCTAGAAATACATTTTATGAAGCCGATAAACAGTACTACAGTACTATAAGATTAGTATCTGGTAACACTTTACCTGAGTTAAATATTACATTAAGAGATAGTAATACTGCTGCCCCAGGAGCGACTCTGGATGAGTCAGACCCTACTACTTGGAAAGTCATAGACTTAACTAATGTGGCTACAGTTAAGATGAACTTTAGAAAGATTGGTTCTACAACTATTCACGAGACACTACCTTGTACTCTATTATCTCCTCTCACTAATGGTGAGGTTATTATGCAATGGACTACTTCGTCATTGACAGGTGTAGCAGGTGAGTATGAAGGTGAAATCGTTATTACATATTCAAGTGGTAAGATTATTACAGTTAGGGATTTATTAAAGTTCGATATCAGAGCGGGGTTCTAATATGCCAGCAAGAGCAACAATTACTGTTGTTAGTGCTGTTGCAGATGTAGGATCAGCTACTGAAGCTACAATTACTTCTAATTATATTGAAGTAGAGGTTGTAGCCTATGTAGACACTTCTTCAGATAATCAATGGTTTTATGAAACAATACCATTAGGTGACGTTAGATTTAATTCTGTTGAGAAGAATCTTACTGATATAACTACACTAACTGACGAAATACCATTATTAACCTTTGAAAAGAATAGTTCTGAGACTTTAGCATTAGTAGAAAGCTTTGCTAGAGTTGTCTCTTACAATAGAGAGTTCAATGATGTCTTTACTCTAGATGATATGTCTCAGATAGACAAAGACTTCTTTGGCAACAAAGGTAATATCACGTACATCACAGATATTATAGGGTTGTCCCACGAGAAGGTGGCTTCAGAGACTTTGACTTTGTCAGAGGTTATAGAAGTTACAGTAACGTACTTAAGGTACTTTACTGACAGTGCGACTATAGACGATGAATATACAAGCTCATTTGTAAAAGTTATAGAAGATTCTATCTCTTTAGATGATGCAGCTCTTATAAATAAGGATTACGTAGGATATAAAGGAAATTCTTTTGGATTCACCGAAGCGTTGGCGGCAGGTTTTTCTAAAGGAGTTACTGATACTTTAGCTTTCAGTGAGGGCTTAGGTCTTCATCCAAACAAGAGTGTTGGTGATTCAGTTAATACAATTAGTATTAGCGACTTGGTAACTATTGCCAACATTTCAGGAAGAGTTCTTAACGGAGCTACTTTAAATAAAATAACATTAAACTAGGAGTTTAAGATGATCAACGATAAATTAGCACTAACAGGTGCATTAACAATTGCTATTAATGATGTAGTAGTTCAAGAGACTAATAACTTAGTAGTAACAGCAGGTAAAGAATGGGTTGCAGATCGTATGGCTAATGCTAATACAGTTATGACTCATATGGCTATCGGTACGGGTACTACTGCAGCAGCAGCAGGTAACACAGCTCTTGTAACAGAATTAGATCGTAATGTTCTAACTGTATCTGGTGGAACTGTTTCAGCTAACACTATCCAGTACGCTTGTACTTGGGCAGCTGGTGACGGTACTGGTGCTATTACTGAAGCGGGCATCTTTGATGCAGCCACAGGTGGTGATATGCTTGCCCGTACTGTATTCGCAGTAGTGAATAAAGGTGCAGCAGACTCAATGACAATTACTTGGACTATCACAGTTAGTTAGTAGATATGGCGGTCAAGTATAGTAATAACGCCTCAACAACAATTAATGGATCTATTACGGCATCAGCAACTTCAATTACGGTTAATGATGTTAGTGGGTTCCCAACTTTAACTGGTAGTGACTATACTTACTTAACTTTATCAACCATCGATGCAACAACTATCGAGGTTATTAAGGTTACAGCTATAAACACTATTACTAAGGTATTAACTGTTATCAGAGGCCAGGACGACACTACAGGTGCAATATTCAGTAGTGGCGATATTTGTGAATTAAGACTAAATGCAGCTATGTTAAATGCTGCAGCTAGTCAGAATGACGATGCATTAGGTACAGCAGTAGCTATGTCAATCGCATTAGGCTAGGAGGAATAAATGGCAACGAATACATTTAAATTAAAGACAAAGGCAGCAGTGGGTACTACACCTACTACAGTCTATACAGTACCCGCTAGTACCACTACGGTAGTTATCGGGCTGACAGTAGCTAATATCTTAGGCTCTTCAATAACAGCTAGTGCACAGATTGTGACAGCTTCTACCACAGGAGAGAACGCTGATGATGTGTACTTCATTAGGAATATCCCATTACCGTCAGGCTCATCTGTAGAGATGATGTCAGGTAATAAGATTAATCTTGAAGCAGGTGATGCTATTAAAATACAAAGCGATACAGCTTCTGCACTAGATGCAGTTCTTAGTATTATGGAAATCACAGCTTAACTTTAGGAGAACTAATATGCCATATGTAGGTAGAGTACCCTCATCGGTACCAGTAACAGCAGATGATATTCCTGCTAACAGTATTGATGCTTCTAAGATTGTAGACGGTGCTATTGCCGTAGCTGATGTTGCAGATAACGCAATAACTATGGCTAAGATAGCAGATGCTGATGTAGTTACCCTAAAGTCAGGTAGAAAGAACCTAATTATTAATGGTGGTATGAGCGTGTCTCAGCGTGGAGATTATTCAACTGCCACAAGTATGACGAATGGCCAGTATGGCGTAGATAGATGGAAGTCAGAAGTTAAACTTGTCACGGCAACTTTA